TGTGAGAATCCAAATCTTACAGCAATAGCCATAAGACAATGAAAAGCTACCAAATTAATGAATGCATCGATATGGTTACTTGGAATATTTACGATCGTAGCTTTAGCATACGGAATTGTATACGTGACCCGTGCAGTTTCTCCGGTTGCAGGCGTAGCAACCAGAAAACGTATTTTCTTATTTACACCATCATCATAAATCGTCCAGTCCTCGAATAACATCTTTACTGGTATTCTTTCCCCGGCAGGATATTCTATCGAATCGATTACAGAGAATCCGTCAAGAAAACCCGTAGGAGGAGTATAATCAAAACTTCCATCACCATCGATATCCCCCACAATTTTTCTGGGAAGATCTTTACTGAATGGTTCAAGAGTATTAATGATTATGTCCTGGATATCGTTTACAGACAGTGTATCCGCTTTATCCTGGAGTTTTAATGTTGTCTTTGTGGTCGCTTCTGTTAGGTTCATGACGGTAGTGTCTTTCCTCGCCAAAATTCCTGCATCTCGATAAGTGACTGGCGAAACATACATTCCTCGCTTTTCGTATCGTACAAAGCACATCCGGCATTTGTATTGAGTGCAAGTAACTCCGCACAAGTCAAAACATCATCGGACGAACCAGCACCAGCGGCATTCGCCGACAATGGACAATTGTAAGTTGGAGCTGACATACTTTTTACCTCTTAATTAAGTGTCCTTGAAACTGCGCCTTGTCCTTTTGCCCGAAAAGATATAATTTCGGAAATATCATCCTGAATATCAATATTTATACGATCTTTATTAACAGGCGATAACTCCAGACCTGACATCACCTTTGAAACTGTCCATCGGCCACCTAAACCACTTGACTCATAACCCAGTTTTGCAGAAATAAATTTTACATCTGGACCACCCGTATCTAATCGCATGTCACTATTTTTTTTCCATTGAGATAATGTTTGACGTGTTCCAGATATTAATTGATTAAAAACTATACCATTTTCGAGCTGTGATATATTCCCGAAGTCACTTTCTGACGGTTGCCCTTCTAATTCCATAACAAAGTTTATCCGAGCTAATAACAAATCTCTCTTGGGGGGGGGTCTTAATTCAAATATTACTGGAACAGATACACTCGCATTATCGGTAAGACCATTTTTAGCCATATTCGAGGTAATTTTTTCGATAACAGAACCAACGAGATAATTGTTATCAATCGGCCTATCCAAAAACAGAGTATTTGATTCCTTCGACTTTATAAAGAACGAAAAAGGTTCGTCTATTTCTTCATTAGATATAAATATTTCTTCACCTGCCGAAAAATTAACACTGGTATCGGGAGTAAGTACAATAGATATATGTCCTCTGGCTATTGGTGTACCGAGTACTCCAAAAACACCAAGAAAACGCATAAAATAACGATTATATAAATTACGACCTTGATCTAATTCCATATTTTAATTCCAACATTTTAATATTCCCGGCAGCATACAAAACTACCGGGAATTCAAATCAAACTATGAAACTATACAGGAGTAACTTCGATTGCTACTGCACAATGTACAGTAGCAAGCCCAGAACCATCTTCCGTCTTGCTCCACACCAGCCAGTCACCAGCTGCCAAAACCAAATTCGCCGCTGTACCACTGAGTGTAAGCGTTTCCTCAGTAAGCGCTACCGAATCTACACCTGTGTTGTACTCTTTTACTGCCACACTGGTTGTACTAGTTCCGACCTGACCACCATTCAAGATATTTACTGAAAAGTTATTCGTAGTATTTCCGGTCACGGCTGCCTGTGGAAGAATCTTTACAGATGTAACGGTACATGCAAAGGGTGCTTTCCATATTGCCTGTTTGTACTCTGTACCCAAGGCTACAACTGGTGTCTCCACTGTGTAGCTATGTGAACCGGGGATATCACCCAAAAAGTTATTTCCCATTGTCTTTCGACCTCCTAATAAATTGATTATTCAGTAATTCTCGGTACCGAGATAAAACCCGATACCGAGAAAACTATCAAAAGCTGCTCAAATTAAGCTACAACAGCCTTATACATTCCTCTATGTTCTACAGGAACGGCACCATAAATATGACGGATCTTGTAGGTAATTTTATCAGCAGTAAACATACTGCCCACGTTTGGTTGATCCTGAACAAAAAGCTCCGGTTGCTGCCTGCCCTGGAAAAAACCCACTTCGATAGTAGGACAATCTTTTGGGTTACAGACCAATGTCCAATTATTAGCATCTGTCCAATAAGGAACTACTAACGGTTTTAAACCATATGTTGCATGGATATTGGGTTCACCATCACCCTGACGCAGTGGAGGAGTTTGATTGGCTATAGCATTGGGAGAGGTAGTAAGCCTGAGAGCAACATCCTCAAGCTCAGACGGAATACACAGATATCTAGGTACTAACCCTAATATATCTGTTGCAGCACCATAAGCTGCTTGATCTGCCATTGCTACCTTGGCAGCCAACAAGCTGACAGCGGAAAGAGCCACTGAACCAAGATTACCATGGTTGGAATGAAAAAGTGCGTCAGAATCATATGTCGTTGTAGCGTTATTCAGAATAAAATCAAAGATATAACGGTACAAGGTGATAGCAGCCGCACGCCCCAATTTTTTAGGAACACGCCTGATAGCTCCAACATCGTCATTTGCTATCATTTCCAAGGTAATATCTTCCAAGCCACCTCTTTTCGAAATGGCATAATTTGCCTCTTCATCCGTAGGACTTGTAAGCGGATTATATGTTCCAGTTTGCCCAACAGACGGCAAAAGGCCATAACCACCCATTCTCATACGTTTATTATCACGAAAATCACTGATAGGAACGATATCGGAAACGATTTTTTTCCAATCGTCAAATCCAGGAGTGTTATACTCTCTCAACATTTTTCGCGTTATCGAGTCTCCCAACAGCTGTGTCCAACTATCAGTTGTCATTGACTCAGTGAACTTATGAAGATTTTTGGCCTCCCTGAGTTGCCCCGTAAACTTTACATCACCTGTAATGTCTTTATATGCTTCACGGAAAGATTCATATCGGGGAACTTCATCCACATCCTCTTCGAGAAAAAACCCTTCAAAAGCTTTAAGAACTTTATCACGTTCTTCTTTCCCGATTTCCATACGATTTTCACCGAAACCTGTAATATTCCCAGACTCTGACATTTGTGCCAAAACCTTTTTATTTGAAGCAAATTCAGCATCTAATTCCGCTCTTTCAAAAATTTTCCCATCAAAACGGGTTCTAATCGCACTCAACATCGGCTCTGGAAGTGTAGAGGCCGCGATTGACTCTGTCAGCATCAAAGCACAACCATGTTTTTTTAGATCCTTTCGTTCAGCGGCAATACTTTCCCTCAGCTTCGTCAATTCAACCCGTGTCTCAGCTGCAAGGCTTTGTCCTTCTGTTGAGGCTTCCGCAACTGGAACTATGGCAGCAGGAGACGGAGAGGGAGGTGTATCCAAACTAACCTCCGGTATTTTTGCTGTAGCTTCGTTGAAAATCTGAGTAACTTCCTCTACATTTTTTTGATCCTTAATTCTTTTGAAGTGTTCTGGAAATTTTGCTTCCAGAAATTTCAAAATTTTTTCTAATAACATGTGTTCGTTTTCCTCCATGTTTGTGACTGGAATATGAGCTGCTCTTAATTCAATAAGCTCACCACCCGCAGCCGCATTAACAATTGTATCTACTGATTTTACGGAAACCAGAGATTCGACATTTACAATTTCTGAACCATCATCGCCCTTAACGATCACTCCTGTACCCAATGCAACTATACTAAGTTGAACAAGATCCGGTTTACCACGATCCCAAGCATCCTTCATCATAACTTTTAGATTTGTAGCCGCCGCTGAAACCATAAAATCAGCAACGATAGAATCATCTTCGAAACGTGGATTCTCATACCAACCGACGATATTGTTTACATTCGTATTTAAATCGTTGACATGATCCTCATCACTTCGCGCAATCGCTCTGACACCCTCAAAAAGAGGCACAGCAGCTTTCAAAACATCTGACGGATAATTGTAATTATTTAATGATAGACCGGCAGCGATCAATCTAACTTTATAACAACTGCCTTTCTTACCTTTTGCCTCTATAAATTTAACGGGCAAAGTCGCTTCCGCCACTTCAACGTATTCTGTTTTTTTCTCAACAGGTGTTGTATTGGTTGCGAGAGTTACAGATTTGAAATCGTCCGCGAAAGTATAATCAACCTTCAATAGAGAACTATTCTCATCCCATGAATAGGAATTAGTATTAACTTTTACTACGACATACGTATCATAAGTTTCTACTGACCAAGAATACTGTCCGAACCTTTCCTCAACGGCTTGCTCGATTAAATTTCTCTTTTGATATAAACTTAATTCATCCGCTTCCGCGATTACTTTTTTATCTTCTTTTTTAGCAGCAGCCAATTCAAAAAGCTGAATATCATCTGTTGTGGTTTTCTCCCACTTACCACCACTACTTACCGTATACCCAACATCCCGAACAGCTTTCCAACCTGCATGGATTGCTTTTTTCGAATCTCCAGTAGACTTAAAAATAGAATTAAATGCCTCAATCCAAATTTTCTTTGCCGGTTTGGGGAGTTTTCGAATTCTGCTGGGAGGTTTACTTATCGTATACTGCATACTAACCCCTCCGAAAAATTAATTTTGCGTTTTTAAAACACAAAAATATAAAAACATATTTGTTACTCAAACTGAGTACACCTTATACTAGAATGGGTTTTTAGGATACACCGCTTGTTTTTCTACTTGTTCGCATTTTTTCAGATTGAAATATAAATTTCGTCCATCTTTTGTAACAATTGATACAAGTTCTGCACCTACATATCTGCTGTCAAATATATCTGATTCAGTTCTTCCAACAGTAGCTAAAGCTTTTTGAAGAGCTGACATTTTCTTTGTATCAACTTTCTCTTCTTTTTTTGCTGCAATCTCCTTGAAAATCTCAACAGTATCCGCAGCTTTACACACCCTCTCTTCTGTTTCTGGCTGTACTGGTACTGGTACAGATACGTTTTCTTTCCCTTTTACCTTTTTATCTTTTCCCATTGTTTTTTTTCTCCTTAACCACTTTTAATTTAGGCTTTTCATTTACTTTTTTCTTTTCATCTGCCGTATAATCTTGGAACTCTTCCTCTTCTTTTTCTTGTTCAACAGCTACCATTTCTTTTTCAACATTTATTTCAACACTTTCCAATTGATTAGCCACAGAAGCAAAAATTTTCGTACTGGTTTCTCTTGTTATCCATCCGTATTGCTGAGCCATTGCCGTAGAAGAAGAGATATCCTTCATTGCCGTTGCTATCCCCTTAGTATCCTTAACGGATATTTCCGGCATGATTACTTGAAATTTCTCATTTGCATTTGCTGAGAGTGTTCCGTGTATTTTCGCTTGATCAATCGTATGCTGAAAAATATATGTATAAACAAATTTTACGTATTTTTGCCTGGATTTTAACTGCTTAATAGTAGGTTCACCCATTTCGCCGGCTGTAGCTCTATTTGCATTTCCACCATCTGCGAACCAGTGTTCAGGGAAACCTGCACCGCTCAAAACGTGGTTTTTAATCATTCGGCCTTCATCAGAAGCGTCATTACTTCTCATTTTGGGAGTTACAGCCTCCCACTTTACTTTCTCATTGTGGACGCGAATCGAACCTGGTTTGGGTGGTCCGTTTCTAGGATCTTTTTGCCAGGCTATAATGTCTTCGGGCTGTGCAGTGTTTAACGTAACATCCCAGACAAAGGCATTCATGAAAGATTGTCGGTCAAGTCTGTTAAAAAGAAACTTATCATATCCGTCAAGCCAATCTGCAAGACAAAACAAATCAGATGTACCACGAGTGGCATTCGAAACCTTGTTCACAGCGAAAAAAAAGCACTCACCAACTAATTTCCCGTAAGTTTTACTTCTAGGATCGTCATCATAATTTACAACACTTAATGACTTTTCTTCACCAACATCCTTACGAGCACGTAAAAATATCTTCCTGGGAACTTCACAATTTCCTTCATCGTATTCGATTCTTGAAATCTGTTTCGGATCAATATATCCGATTCTTACATGACCATCGACATTATTAACAAATGTTGGATAAATTTGCTCTCCGAATATACCTAATTCTGCAACTTTATTACCTTGTTTTAAGTCCCATTGATTGAGAGGATCATTCCAAAAATCATCGAGAACTTCTTGCACAGAATCATCCTCAGCCGAAAATTGAATACCCTCACCGATAACAAAATCTTTAGTAATATCGATTATTCTCCGGGCAGTCAGATTTTTTTTATAGAGATAGTAGGCGATATCAATCATTCTGTCCTGATTGAAAATGTTTAAATCTCTATTCGGATTTGTTGTAAGCGCTCGATATTGCCAATCGTCGCTATCGATACCCATCTGGAACAAGGGCATCGCCTCAGCCAGTTTTTCTTTTACCTGTTTTTCTACACTTGCAGAAATATTTTTTTTGAACAAACGTTCTAAAAACATGGAAATACCTATATACTCATTATCCCCAATTTGGACAAATCAACACTTATGTTTAATTATATCAACTAATAATATATTTGACAACCTTTGTAAATCATGCTACGAGAATAGCAATATTTCATCGGCAGCCATGGCAGGAAGAGCACTGTTTACAACTGTATCGAAAATTTGATTGCTTAATAAGGTCAACAGGAAAATTCATATGAACTTCTTCTAAAATGATAGGCTTTTCATATTTTTCCTTTGAAACATTTTTTGAATTATCTTTCATCTCTGTACCCTATGGATAAAATATCTTAAATGATAGTATACATCTAGAAAAGAGAATTAGAATTCCCCCAGACACTTTCATGTTCACCCATATAATCTTCCGGAGACGCATCAATTCCACAATCGGCAGCTTTTACCTGAGCAATCAACAGGTACACACCTGAAACTGCATCAATTTGATCGTCATGTTTGTCCGATATACCCGTAAAATGTTGACATTCGTTAAGGAACTCGTTTATCCAACTACCATTAATCAAATATATCTTTCCTGCCTCAGCCCTTGCGATCCATGGCAAAGCACGAGTTAATTTGTCTTTATCAGGACGACTACCTGTAACACTAATCCCCTGGAGTTCTGGTTCTTCGAGAAGCTGTGAAATGAATCCTATTTGTTGACCACCTTCTTCTACACATATTGGTATCTTCTCAGTCAGAGCAGTGGCAATAATATTCCTTTTTACATCAGGCCACTCCCACTGCCCACGAACCATATCACGCAGGTAAATATTTCCTTCTGCATCTAAAGCAGCAGCAATTGAAGCCGTATAATCTGCACTTTTTTTCGCAGAAACGGCTAAATCCCAAAAGCGTTTCCATGACAAACCCTCTGGAATAGTGTCCCTCATTTTGAACCATTTTCGTTTAATTTTTCCACCGCCTGGGGGGAGTGGCCGTTGTTGGTACAAACTATCCCATTCGTACCCTGTTAAGGTGGCACGCCTACCCAATAAAACTTTTCTGGAAAATTTCCCCGGCCATAAAGCTTCACCTTCTCCCTCTCGAACATCCATCGGATCAAGATTTTCTTCCGGCTCTGCCAACGCTGGAAGCCTTATTATTCTCCATTTTAGAGCATGCTCACCACCTTTTTCTTGAGCAGCAAGTAACCGTCCTGCTAAATCGTCCTCATGCCAGCGGGTAACGGTTACTAATATGGGAACTTCCCCCTCTTGACGGCTCTCAAAAGTAGACATATACCAGTCCCAAACGGTATTTCTAACGGTTTCACTTTCTGCTTCTTGCCTATTTTTTACAGGGTCATCAATAATACCAAAATCAAAACCTTTTCCCGTAATACCTGTGCCAACACCGGCGGATACATATGCACCTTCATGCCCTACAATTTGAAACTGTTTAGAAGTCCTGGTAAACTTTCCACCCAGTTTGAACCTTTGTGCGGACTGCCCGGCCAAGGTCGTTTTTGGAAAAAGCAACCTATAACGTTCACTATCAATAATCTTCTGAACATCATTATTCATGTCTTCCGCAAGATTCATGTTATAAGACGCACTAATTATTTTTGCATTAGGATACATTCCTAAAATGAGCGAAGGAAGGCGGCGTGAAACAAGTTCAGACTTGCCATGACGAGGGGGAGCAAAGACCATTAATCGCTTGATTTTACCGGATATCCAATCGTCGAGTGTTTCACAAATCAATCTGTGATACCACTGCACACGATAATTTCTTTTTGTATATTTTGTAAAAGGGAGAAGCTGCCTCCTGCTTATCTCTCTACGTGTAGCATCCGTTTTTTTTTGAACTTCTGTCGGTCGTTCCGATACTGTTACCATTGTTCGTCCATACCCGCATCTTCCAAAAGTTCTTCATCCGTCATATTTTCAAGAGGACGTGGTTTGTTCGTTTCATCACGTTCGATAACTATACATTTATCTGTTTGCCCTAGTATATCGGGCTGTTTACCTAAAAATATTTGCATAGTAATATTACCGTCTTGTGCAGCTTTCCACTGCCAGCGGCGCAGGGAAAACTTACCGTCTACACGAGCTTTTTTTACAGCGTCGGAAAACTCTTTGTTATCCTTCATCCGCTCATAATATGTATCTCTACTTATTCCGTACCAATCGGCAATTTCTTGAACAGTACAATGCATAGAATTTAACTTGATTATTTCCTCAAGCATTTCAGGAGTTACTTCCCATCTGGGACGACCTCCAGGATGTTTTCCATCCTTACCTTTTTTATGTTTTTTACACATGAATCACCTATAACAATATAGATTGCTTTCTTTTTACTCGGATACCTATTTTTTCCCCGGTTCTTGTCCGCTTCACACTGTAATATGTTCCCCACTTTTCTTTTAAATATTTGATCTCCTTCTCATACAAATCTAAACTTCTCAAATGCACATTTCCACCCGTATTATTATTTCTTATCTGAACAAATGAAAATCTGTTATCTGTCCATATAATTCGTTTTTTCAACAGCGTTTGCAAACTGTAATCTATATCGACCTTTAACTTATTATTTTCATCGAAACGAAAATCCCTACCGATTATACCTACAACACCACCTATCCAGCAAACGAGAGCGAATGGCCTGTTACCCTGATATTTCCTTACATCCCATGCCTGATTAAAACCGAAGAAAACGGTACCTGCTTCTTCCGCACAAAGAGCTGTATTCTCTACTATTTGAAGAATCGCATCTGGATCAGTAATCCGGAAACTGTTTTCCCGTGCGATACAGGCTAAATGTTTAATATCATCATCTACCATAACTACAGTTTTATCCTTGAAATTATCAAGACACCAATTTCTTATCGCTCCCAATCCGATAACACTCTTAGGAATTATTACCGTTTCTAATCCGTGATTTCTATATAACCGCTCTTCTTCCTCTATACATACCAACTTTGCAGAAGGGAAAAGCTTATGAGACGTGATACTATTTACTCTTCCCCGACTGAGAATCAATATAATCAAGTAATTTCTCCCCTTTTATAACTCTTCCCAAACCGATTTTTACCTTTTTGGAAGTAGTAGAAAAGTTAACTTTTTTTATCCCGAAAAATGTTAAAACTTTTGTCCAGGATAAAGTGTCTTTAAAAATCAGAACGATATAATCATGGTGCTCAAATGGTTGAATTTCCATTTCTTCAATGTTGTCCTTTATCTTCATTTCTTTTTCAGTATTAAACATTGAATCAAGTTCATCCGGTCTAAATCCTAACGATATATCCTCTTCGCCCTCAAAGAGCTTCGCGATATCTAACAGATTGGGATTGAATTTCGCCAGTTGAGCAGACCTATTATCAAGTACAGAGAACCCCTGAGCGTTTTTTTTAGATTCGGTTACAAAAACAGCTGCAATTTCTTTCGCTCCTAACATTCGAGCAGCTGTTAGCGTACCATTACCGGCTTCTACGATATTGGTCTTTTTGTTAACCACAATAGGCTTTCGCTGTCCATATTTTTTGAGACTATTGGCTATCATCTCTATATTACGTTGCGGGTGATTAACTGCATTTTGATCATCCAGTTTTATTGAATCAACCGGAACGGCAAGAGACTTCAAATCATCGATTATTTTCATTATTACGCTCCACGAAAAACCCCACATATAGTGGGGTTTTTACAAAATGTTGATATAATTACTTATACTTATCTATTTAACCAGACTGTCAAAAAGTCCCAATTGTTTCGGCTTCAAACAGATAAACTCGTCTCTAAAAAAGTTTTCTTTCGTTTTGCCCGCTTTTTTACCCTGCCGTGTATGGCAATCATACACATAACCCTCAATTTCTCTGCGTTCAGTTTTATCTACTTCTTGCAAAAATTCATCGAGAGCACCTGGAGAAAGCTTTTCTTTGTCATATACGAGATTGGTTAAATGATCTGCATCACGGCATTTAGCCGCCGCACATAAGATAAGTACTGCTTTGGCCACGAAAATACGCCCTTTAGGTTCTTTGGGTTTAGGCGTATTTATAAATACATAGGAATCGTAAAGGGCTTTGATCTCTTTTGTAATTATGCCGGCACAATCCTCCGCGGAAATAGTCAGAAGCCTTTTCCACACATATTTCCGATAATTTGACTCCCAAAGTTCAATAGCAAAAAACCCTGCCACCTCCGGCTTGTTCCGCCTGATGCTTTTTTGCAATGCTGACGTTGCTACAAAAAAATCATAACCTTTTCTCGTTTTTAGTTGCATGGCATTCCCTTTCTTTTATTATAGCTAAAAATTTAATTATAGTCAAACATGCTCATAATCCCTTAATATTATTATAGTCATGCTTGATCAAAATGTAAAGCAAAAAAAGAAGCTAAACGTTATTTAATAAATTTTCTTTTTCTATCTCCCCCATTAAGTAACTAGCCGAACTTCGAGCGGCGTTGGTTGTTTTACGTGTCCATGTACCAAGAGAAGGAGTCCAACGCCAGCCATTTTTCTTTAACAATGTGCGCATTTCATAAGGAGGTTTTTTATCGAAATCAAACATAATTCTATTTTCTTCTTTCGATTCGATAATAGTAAAACCTTCCCGCTCTATAGGCTTTGCTTCTTCTCTGTTAGCTTCAACAGTTAAAATTTCAATTCGTTTCCGGATACGCCTGATATTTGCACCGAGATTCGAAAACACGTAACTTTCACATGGCACCCATTTTTCAGATCCCATGAACCAATTTTTCTTTTGAACTTCCAATTTAACTTTGAGCCCGTCAGAAATAGACATATCATCGATAGACTTATTTTTCCGGTATTCAGCATTTAGTTTTTTCGAATAATCCCTTGAATCTTCGAGCCCCTTCAATTCTACTTTCAACTTTTTAACTGCGTCAGGATCATCCGAACTAATTCCACCCTTTCCAACAGATTCGGCTTTATTGGCATAATACTCGGCCTTATCCATTTCCTCTACGCTTTTACGCATAAGAGAATTGACACGCCCAAGATCCTTTCTGTGACGTTTTTCCGAATGATGACCAACTAAAATAGGTTGTCCCATTGGAATAAACTTGGTTATTTCGTTACTGGCTTCATAATTTACAGTAGACTTTACACCTGCTTTCTTCGACAGCTCCTCATACTTCTCTTTTCTAAGTTCTTGTTTCAATTCGTACTTATTCATGTTTCATGTCCTTTCTATAAGCGTAAATCTGTTATGCTGAGTTCTTGTAATACCAAGTGTCCAATATCAATGTTACTTGTATAATCTCTTTCTATATAAGCATATTTATATTTATGCTTACCATGGCTTGATTCACCCTCGGTATAGGGAGGGATATCCACTTTTTCCCTTTTGCATACCATATCCATAATCATGAGATATGATCCTGCCGTAACATGTCGGCTTGTAGAAGTATACTGAGAACCACACCATAAATCGGTCGAATGATCATCATTTTTATTATCATTAAATTGTTTGCAAAACGCACTGACGGCTTTTTCGGTGGGACCATCAAGCCAAGAAACACTGATCCAGTGAGAAGCGGTACCCCTATCTTTAGTAACGGAAAACTTCCAATTAAATTGTTTGCTTAACAGCTTTTTAATCTGTGCGGTAGTTTTTACCACGTATTTTTTTTCTATCCTTTCCTTAATCTCGTTTTCCGTTCCCTTAATTTCTTCCGTCCAGCCATTAGCGTCTCTTAACTGTTTGATCTCTGATGCTTTTTTCGATATGAAATGAATGTCACTGTCAACTTGCAGATGATTAACACGGCATTGACACAATTCCTTTAAAGTCGTATATCCCAGTTCAGCATCATTTACCTGATTTGCAGCATTCAGAATAAATCCGAAAATAAGCTTTTCTGTTTTATCATATTCAACAACATACCAATCATGCCCTGAAACAAAAAAATGCATGTGAACTATTTTATCTTCTGCAAGTACATCCTCAGTTTCGTACAATTTGGGCAAAGTTTCCAGCATTGCAAGGGTTGGTTCATTCCACATTTTTAAAATTCCTTTCTTTATTCTCACAAGTGGTTCTAAGCAATAGATTCGCTAATTTCTGCCTCTGCGTCGCGGACTAAATCATTTGATCGATAGGCACTAATTATAATCTCCGCGTCATTTCTATTTTTATATTCACACAAAAAATCTAATGTAATGTTTCCGCAGAAGGACAGGAAAACACTGTGTTTTTTAGCTGAACGCTCAATGCGTTCAGCTAGTTTTTTGGTTTTTTGAATGACTTCGTCTCCATTTCCTAAGAAAGCTGATCCGGCATAAATTGTTGTTGTCGTTTCCATTCTTTTGCTCCTTTTTGTGTTAAACATTGTCCCAATTGATTATAAATATATTATAATCAAGCTTGATCATGATGTCAAGAGAAATATAAATAAAGTACTAACTATAAATTACTAATATTTTAGACTTTATCCAGTACCAGAACTCTCCTGGAAAAGAACTGTTATCATCCCTTCTACCCTCGTAATGGTCCAAAAAGCATTTTTTATCTAATACAAATTCCTCCGACAATTGCTTAAAATCAAATTTAATTTTATCAGCAGCTTTAGCTAATCCGAAAAGCTGTCTAAACGTTCCCCTACCTGGACGATAACGATACACACCAGAAGGTTCCCCGTTTTTTAAATTGTAATCTACATCTATACTATTTTTTCGGTTGCTAATTCTAAACATAAAATTTATCCTTACGCAGAGTATTAATCTATATTCACAATAGACGGCATAATAGTACCGATTATTTTAGTACCATTAACAATATATGCATGCATGTCCCCGACATCATAATATATATCATAATTTAATAGAACACTTGTAAACCTTTCATTGAACCAAACCTCTCTGGGCGTACCTTCAATAACAAACCTACGATAGAGAATTTTATCAAACATAACATAATTAAACATATAATTTGTCAACTGGAGCTTTTCCAATTCACTAATGTCGGCTATTAAAGCATTCCTAAAAACATCTTCCATCAAAATGTCACCTAAAACTATCGGCTCTTTAGGACTTTTAAGAGCAAAATCCTCCTTAAAAGAAGCCTGATCAGAAACCTTCTTAGGTGTGATATTTACACAATCTGCTTTTAGCATCCAATGTAAAGTAACGTATATACCCTGCCAAAAACGTAACGGATAATCTTCTTTTATTAATTTAATTGTTCCTTTCAATGTCATTCTCCTCTTTTTCATTAGGATCGATACCATCTTTAATTTTTATTAAACTCTTTTCCATTTCATTAAAAGCCTTCACTGAAAAGGTAAATTTTGCTTTCTCATCCTCTGTTAGTGCATTTTGTGCTTTTTTCCAACAAATATCACTTAACCAATGCAAAATTACTATTAAACCTACGATATCAAGAATTTTTACAATCAGGCCAAATTCCCGTTTCCAAATTTGTTTCATAGTTTTACTCCATAATTTAATGAACTGTGTCATTTTCTGAAAAAATGGTTAATTCGTCATGAGACTGTAATATCAGTGCCGAAATTGCCTTCCCCATAGAATAAAAAAATTTAGTTCGAGTTCCAGGATAACCACGCCAGCGAGCAGAAAATTTGCCGGCCCTTTTTTCTATAAAAATTGAAGACTTTTTTTCCGGAAAAACTTTCATAAAATGACCCTCCAGTTTATGTCCGGTCAAATCGACCAGACCTTGTTAAAAATTAAAGCGGCACAACGGGTGAACTTGCACCACAAGCTAAGCAAAATCCACTTTTGCCAGTAATAACGTCACAACTTGAATGGAAATACCTATGCTCTTTTTCTCCATTTTTATAATGAAGACTTACATATTTCCATCTTGATTCCCTGAACGTAAATTCTTCCTCACCCGGTAAATTGTGAATCGTGAAATTAATCATTTTTATTTCCCTATAATTATTGTTTCTATATTTTGATTATAGTCGAGCTTGATCATAATGTAAAGAAAAAAATAGTTTTTATTTGTTGTTTTTCACTCTTTTATATTGACCTGGTCTTTTACGCTTTCTTTTCCAACTATCTACATCTACCTCAGTTGTAAATATAAGCATACTCCCACAAACAGGAATTTTAGACCGTTCACATCTTAATAGTGAGCTTGATGGAGAATCGACCTTTAAGAATCTATTTGCAGCACCACGTATTGTGTTATAACTTACACCTGCATATTGTGCAGCTTCTTGTAGGGTTATTTTATTTTTTAAATCCATAATTCTAATTATAATCAAGCCTGCCTATAATGTCAAATATTTTTCTCTATTACAACTATATACGTTTTACTCTCTTTCCTTGGAGGAGGAGGAGGTGGTGGTGGAGGTGGTCTTGGTATTTTTTCTTTTCCTGGATACGGCCTCGGTGCTTGTGGCATTTTTAAAATTTCTCCCTTTCAAGAACTATTACTATTACACCATTTTCTTTTTCTTGTTCTGGAGTATAAATTCCCCTTAATTCGTCTAAAACAGCATTTTTGATATGTAATTCCAGAGAATCCACCTTCTTATACCATTTTTTATACCCGTTAGCATTATCTGGACATGAATTTTCATCCATAAACTTTAAACGTGGAGATTTACCGAGCCATTTACCTGGAATGAATGAAAAAACATCCCTAAAACTTGGAAAATATAACAATCCCCTCACATTAACTTTTACAGGTTTCAAATTCTCATCGGAAGAATCTGAAAAAATAATCGAGCTTTGCAAATTAAGCGATTGCCGTTTTTTATCATAAAGTCTCAATTCAGCTATTTTTGTACCGTCACTAACAGCTGCAAAATTTCTTGAATGAAGTTTCATTTTTAAAGTACTAGATGTAGATTCTTCCATGGCTGCGTACCTTCTATATATAGATTATTTTTTCCCAGTAACTATAATTTTTATAAAACCGCTGAAACCATTAGGATCAAAAGTCGTTGCTATTTCCCAAGTACATTCACTTTCACCAATATCGTTATATGCCGACAAATTAAAGTACCATGTCCCATCAGCTAGGTCGGTTAAAACATATTCTGGATACGATGAATCTACCAACGATTCAATCGGAATTTCTACAAAAGTTTTCCCACAAACATCCGGAAACTGTTCGTAATATATTTTGTATCCTAAAACATGATCTTTATTTGAAGCCCACTCGAAACCGACACTGTTTGCATTTGCAAGAGTTACCAGGAATAAAAATATGAATAATGTTTTTATTATCATGGAGATTACTGCACCTCCTGAACCTTTATCGTAATCGAATATATAACATTAATCGTACCCGCTGGCTTAACATCTGTTAGTGTAATTTGGCCACTAGCAGTAATAGCAGAAACAATTGAAACGGGTGAACAATTACCTAAAACGTCACAAAAACGAGCTTGTACGAAAATTTTTTTATTTACTGGAAAATCTGGGATATCAACATCCATCTTCTCTGTTGTATACGGCACTTTCGTTGACCAGACACCCTTTTCACCAACAGAAGGCTCCGTTGACCACCTGAATTGAGCGGTACCGCCTTCCATACCAACATCTCCACTGAGAATATAGCATTGTAAAGCTATAGTGGGTGATCCGGTTACAAATGACCCATCAGGCAATTGTGCTGTTATTGCCTCCGATGGGAACGAATTTAAAAGGATAATAATCGTAACCAACCAAAAAATAAATACCGCAAAAAGCACTTTAGATGAATCTTTGAAATACATAATAGATATCTCCTACCAAATAAACATTTCATATAAACTATGATAAATACTTTGAAACACGACCCAGAAGAGAATAATAAATAAGCAATAGACTTCCTTCCCTCTAAACATTACCACCTTACAATCTCCCGATTAAAATAAAGATTCACAAACGGATTCTCACTCGTTCCCATAAACTGAACCGTGATACCATTTTTAGTTCTTGCTTTTTTTTCGATTATTTTATTTACACTTTCCATATCGACATCATAATCTTTATAAAAATTATCCTTAGAATTGACTCTCGTTTTAAAGAGCTGCTTGTCATTAACAAATACTGTTGTCACAATTTCACCCCTTCCAGGACACGAATAATATTGTCAGTCCGATCATACTGGCAAAGAATAAGATACCCAGCAGCAATTTGATATTTTCATGAAATTCGAGATACCAAGCGAGCGTCCTGAATTCTAATACTATTTTTTGCCAGTAATGTTTTAAACTTAACATAATACACCTCGTTAGTCCCCAATATAACGTTAGGCGGATTCTTGGTACCAAAAATCGGTGTTTTTCGGACTAAAAGATTCATTTGCATTACAAACATGAACAAAACCTTCTTCACAGGTAGGCTTGCAATAATCTCTCTGTAATCTAAGATGTATTCTACTCCATTCATAGGGATTGATTCCTTTTGGTTCAGCCATTCTACGCCACAACGTAAAGCTATCACCCTTACCAAAATTATAACAAACCGTTTGAACTTCCCGTTTCTTAACAATTCCTAATAGCCACTTTCGACGTTTAGCCTCTATATTGGTATCATCAACAATGATATCAAAACCAGCTGAAAGACCTGCTTCAATAGCTGAAACCAGAATTTGTTTATAAAGAGGCTTTTTCTTTTCATCGTAATTCCCGTAATTTCCCGCACCAATCATAGTCGTGATAGCATCAAGTGACACTACAACATTGGTATTTCTATCCATGTCTGCAAGTAGCCTCGCAAAAGTTGATTTACCAGTACCTATATTTCCGACCAAAATTATAAGTGCTTGTTTCCCTTCCATGTACTTTTCCCCCTTACCTTGTTGAAATATACTTTTTTACTCTTCGATACCGTAAACATCTTTCCAAAGAAGACCATGAAGACCTGCAATATGTTCCCTTCTTTTTTCTTAATTGAACATAAAGCCGTTTATAGAATTCCTCTATTACAAATAACTTTATTTTCAACGGAATAGAGACTTTACCGGGATCTAATATTTCTAAATCTTTGTCCCAACTGTTATACACCGCACTATGACTATGAAATTTAACAGTAACTGGATGAAAAAAATTATTCTTTATTTCTAATACATACCCTCTTTGCTTAGAAACCTTATCCCACACTATTAACTCGATATCACGAAAATCCATAAGATACTCCTTTGCAAGGACAACTATAATCCGTATTCGTTTTTGAAGAATTCCTCAACGTCCTCAATCTTCTTCTTATTTTCCCTCGGTGCTTCCTCAACAGTATAAGCAGTAAAATACCGACCGCACATATAACATTTAGGTACATGCCCTACCTTTCCCGTTACATAATCCACGATACGAACACAAAACACTATTCCATTGCAACCCTTAACTTCACACCTCATAGCACCCTCCCCCTTGTTTAAATGAAAGATATGGAAAGGTTAAACCCGAAAATTATAATGATATTTTCCTGATTCATCCCTCCACCAGTTTAAAAGTGGAAAATCCACATCAGCGTGAAAACCACCCCAGATATTTCCGTTATATTCCCAGAATGGATAAAAACCTAAGCGACATGATCCTAAAAAATTTACCAAATCAAATATGGCGGGATCATTAGCTTTTGATAACCGGTATACCTTTCCAGTCGTTCCATAAGCATTAATCAAACAAGACTTTTCAATCATGATATCTTTTATGCCTTCCACCCTAAAATCGACAGCAAGCCCACTTTTATGAACATTTGAACCTTCTGAATCTACACCGCGGTTTATAAAGAACTTCCGTCCCAGGCTTTTTCTAGCCCTGTGTAACATCCAAACGAGCCGATAGTCCATTTTTTCAGCATCACCCCAATTTTCAATTGGTGAAAATTCCGGGTAAAATTCCTGCCACTGTTTATCCAACATTAAGATTACCTCCGTGAGGGCTCCGTAATTGCCCCCGTAATTGTTTTATTGCGATTACACTGCAAACTGATCTTTTAATATTTGCTTTTGTTTTTTTAGAGCTTCTGCAGACGCACAAAAAGCGTTACAGTCCTTTATTTCATGACCGTTGTGCACATTAAAATTCATGTTTCCCATTTTTCCTTTAGCCCAAAAGGGGAAAATATCTCCAATTGTCGAAAAAAAGGCACAACCGATAAATCCACCTAACTCGTCACCTTTAAAGAAGCATTCTTTACAACTTGGTTTTATCTTTTCCATAATTTCTCCAAATAGTTTTTATAACCAGGGTTTAGGACGAATGGCATGTAATTCATCCGGTTTACAAATAAAAAATCTTGGCAAAATACCGTTATGTTCGTTGAGCACTAACAAGTCGCCAGTTTGGCATCTTGAAATTTTACCTAGATATTCAAACTGAAAAGCTTCGGGACACTGAACGACCCTAACTCTATAAGGACAGACCTTATTCTTCTTTTTTAGAGCTGCTTCAAAAAATTTATCTCCCAGAGTAGGAAATTTAATCACTTTCGCCTTCATTTACGCACCTCGTTTGTTTCGCTTACTTCTTTTTATAACAAATAATACGGCCTTGTCTGGACCTTTTAGAAAAAGTCCATTACCAGAAAAAAAATCGAATGAACCCTTGTTTGCTGCCCATACGTAACGACTATCTAAATCAAAAATTGGATCTATTTTGAGATTCGTATTTAGACTTGGCTGGTACAATATTTCTAGTTCATTTATAAAAGGCAGTTCCCAACCATTTCCGATACTTTTACAATGATTATAAGCTTCGTCAAAACATACATCACATACATCAGCACAAGAAAAAGCAGACCATTTGTTCCCTGTTCTCCTATCACAAAATATATCTAAAGATCCAAATTCGTAATAAAAACGTGGTAGGTCGACTTCTCTCTTCTGCACATCTATTTTGTTTTGTTTTCTTCTTGCAATGACATTACGATTGCATCTCAATCCAACACCTTTTATACGATTTTCCCAGCAAGATTTATGAAATTCACTCACATGACAATCACTGTTTTTATTCAAAGCATATGGCCGGGGACACTGTTGATGGTTAGCATCGTATAATAGATTTACAGCATTTTCAGTATTCCACTGTGAATTACCCACTTCCGCTAACAGTATATCTCGGCACGAATTACAGATTTCAAATTGTTCGCTCCCGCCACCATCACTACATTGAGTACATTTTTTTTCTGAATATTCTTGCGTTCCATTTTTCACTTGGACAAGTTTAAATGTTGCTGCACCACCTTCGAATGTAATATCCGGGTACAAATTTTTATTGATATAAAACCAACCTGTACCAGAAAGGACATCTGTATCCTCATACCTGTATCCACGACTTTTACTCAATCGCAATTTACCTAATTTATTGTCCCGCAATAAAAATAAATTCATTTCCCTATAACCCTTGTTTTATTCCAATTTTCCCTAAAAGTTTTTGCGTACTTTCTAATCCAGTCACGGGCTGCCCATAATTCTCCGACATCACAGCCCGCTTTTTTACTTTCAATCCAACGGTGTTTTTGAATTTCTTCTGCCTGTGCTAAATAAATGTTTTTACATGTAAACATATTTATCACCACCTCAGAAAGTTGATACTAACCTCCGGGAGTTTGTGGACTTGAAACAGTCATTTCAGAAACGAAATCTCCCAAAGCCATTCTGGCATTAGCCAATTTTTGTGCGGTTTGTTGACACAGTCTTACCAGCATTTTTTCTTTCACCGTTATATTGGTAATTTGTTGCCTAAGATCACTCTCAACAGCCGTTGCCGTTTCTTTAGAAAACTCGAACTCTTTAAAAAGAGTGCCATATTTTACTTGTTCCTCTTCAAAATTGGATTCGAATTTCTTTACAGTCTCAAAACCTTTTTTTTCTCTTTCGTTGCTAGCAGCCAGAAGAGACTCCAAATTAGCCGCAGCATCCAAAGCTTTCTGATGTTTTTCTCTGATAGCAGCTTCATTCTGCTTTGCAGCAGCCAAATTGGCACGGAGTTCTCTAATGGTTCCTATTAATTCGACATCAGCAGCGGTCATCCTTTTACCTATTTCTTTCTCTTCTGCGTGTGAAATAGTTTTTTCATCATCAGAAGAGTTTTTTTGAAAAGCTTCACATTGCTCTTTTGCATCTTTAAAATCTGAAACACGTTTTTGTTCTTCAATTGATACCTTTGCCGCTTCGAACATTTCACCAAGTTCAAGAGGGGGAGTGCCTTCATCTTTAATACTTTTTTCGATCTCTTCAATTGGTTTTGACATTTCGTTACTCATTCTTTTCCTTTCCCTTTTTCTAAAAAGCGTTTACGGTTTCTTAAGATTTATTAATTATTTTTTTTTCTCCAGGCATATTTTCCCAGTATCAGCACTGGCAACAACCATTTCGCTTTTCAATGGTTCATAAAAACTCATAGGGACAACTTTTATCACGTCAGAAAATATTTGGGGGAGACCGTTTTCCGTTACTCTGATAATGGCCTCTTGTATCGTAGGAGGCTTTGGTTTACTATTTGAGTTTTCCTTACTAGGTTTAGGTATTTCAGAAGTTACAAATTGAATTTTTACTGATTCACCCCGAACTATAGCGAGGGCATCAAATTTCCAATCAATTTTTAATTCAATCTTTTTCATTTGTCATTTACTCCATACTCTTAATATATCAAAAAAACTACAAACTTGTAGCTATAAAGCTACGAAACTTCACCGAATTCTTCTATAACCTCATCTTCTATGGTACTTTGCCATCTTTTCAAGGTTTCGAGTTCTTCACGCTTGCTACAAAAGGACACCGGCTTACCCGTAATTTCGAGTAGATCCTGATAAATTAGAAGTACAATTCTCTCGTACCTGTTTTTAATATCACCAGGATCAATTTCTTTTGGATCGACACCAGATTTAATAAAATTCTCAAGACTCATCATCTGTTCCTCACCCCCTTTACTTTTTTTTTGTTAGTAATAAAGCCATTAAATTCCTTTTTTATTTTGTGCGCACGAAGAATTTCTTTACCTGTTAATTTACTAATAACTTGTATTTCAGATGGGAAATAAATTGCTGTATTCGGGAACATGGAATAAATTTTATTGAAAGATTTGGGTACGAATAATAGAACTATTTTTTCCTTTAAAAGTTCTGAATAGATGAGTACATATTCTAAATTTTCTAATCCTGCTACTTTTCTCGGCAACGCTCCTACACAAAGAGAATTTACAACAGAATCAGATAACCAACAGTCCAAATTTTCACGATCGGAAGACTTTATCAAAATAGGAGCACCAGAATGTACAAAAGGCTTGTGTTTTCCTTTTAATGCCTTGTTTATACCTGAATTAGTAAACACTGAAAGAGTATACTCATGAACAACAATAAATTTCTTTCTGAGCGATTCCCAGGCTTCTTTTGATAACTTTCCGCTTTTAAAATGCACATTTGCTGTTTCTACATTTTTTCTTGCCCAAGAATAGAAACCTGGGGTAAGAATCAGATAAGTTCTTCCATCAATAAACAACTGATTTATATATACATCAGTCTTAGTTTTCTCAACTTTAACTATATCCAAATTAGAAGAAACATACATAATTTCACTCATTCCCTTGAACCCCTTTTGCTGTTACCATTTTATTTTCCCCCTTATTCCCTTGTTTTTATTAATTAATATCTATATATGACATCTACCTGTTACCATTTTTTTTCTAATGGTAACACCATTTATATATATATTTATATGTAATATAAGGCTTTTCTCCCTGCCTGTTACCATGTAACCATGTAACCACAAACTGTATACCTATATGCGCGTGAGAAAATATATTATATAAATGTATATATTTTTTTTCTGTACGTATATATATGTATATATATGATTTCAATTTTCTGGTTACATGGTAACATTTCGGAGAAAAGCCTTTATTCTCAAATAAATAACGGCAAAAAAAGTGTAACCACTCACTTTTAAAAAGGTAACGGTGGTAACATTTTCCGGCAACGGCTTTAAAATCAAAGAGATATGCTAATATAAAAATGGTAACAGTCATTCTATCCACCCTGCCAAGCCTTCAATTTTAGTCATATCTAGCCGCCATACCCGCTCCGGCGACCGCCCCGCACCACCGCCAGGAACGCGCTCAACAAACGTCAGCCTATTTTCATTGGGTGGTTTTATCAAATACCCATCAACAGCCAACTGTTTACCAATAGCCGTTGTCGAAAAGTTAAGACTTTCATCCTCACCCCGCCTAAAATGCTCCCTGACCAACCCCATTGTTGTTTTCGGAAACAAACAGAGAGTGTCCCCGAAATCTTTCCTGTAGCCTATTATTGGAACCCTCGTATCATATGTAGTATCTTTTTCAGATGATAGTATTGCCACCTTTTTTGTTCTTATAAGCTCTGTAAGTGCTGATATAAAAATACGGACAGGCTTTACTTCCTCTACCTCTACAAGCATATTTTCCAGGATATCAGTAAGAATCCCCCAATATTCTAAAAATAATTTGTCAACAGTATCCCTATCTATTGCCCCAATACTTTCAGAAAAATCCAAGAAAGCACAAAATCCAGAAGCAGACAAAGCAGCATTAGAGGCTAGCCTCCTAGAATTATCAATATCCAAATTCTTTTCATCGATGAAGCTGTTAAACCCATCGAAGAAACCTCTGATACGTTTACGCCAGTCTTTACTATCTTGTTTTTGTAACCAAGCAATGTAATGAGCCGGAATTTTACGATAATCATTCTGCCGATGAAGGCATTTTCTGAATCTATCAACATCTTTCCTGCCATGAAATTCCACCATCAGAGAACGAGCTAACAATGCTGTTTCAGAAGTTGGAATATCTTCACCAGTGATCAAAAGCATACATTTCATTGCATACCCGGAGATGACCTTTGAACCAGGAGTCGCCCGCTTACGAGCCTGTAAATCGGCATAATCTAACAAAACCCGGATAGCATTATTCCATTGAGAATTTCCTATCTTTGCTCGTTTGAAATCATCAATAATCCAAAGTGCACCACGACATCTGGCAGCCTCCTGACGATTTATTTCTGGAGTTGAGCCCCATGAGGCCAAATGTTCTTTTAATTGGAAGTTGCCCCATATCGATTGAGCTAATTTTGCCGTTTCAGTTTTTCCCTTGCCAGAAGAACCCACCAGGAAAAGAACATATGGAGAAAATTCACCTACCAAATCCATTCCAAATAAAAGCGGTCCTAAAAATGCATGTGAAAGCAACGGCATTGTTACTTTATGTGGCTGTAAATCAAGGTGATCAGTCAATAAATGTTCAATAACGTCTTTCGTTTCTTCGATAGTCGAAGATTCTAGATCAAGCCGTTGAGCCTTTTGGTATGCAGGACTTACCTTAACAGCTGCTTGTGTCTCATCGGTCGGAATGATTTTTCCTTTAGAAATAGTAAGCGTAGGTGTCACAAACCCTATTTGTGGATGAACACCGAATATTGAAAATATAGTCAATCTTTCTGGGATTCCACAAACTGCGGCTGAGACTATCCGTATCATATCGATATCCCTAGTTGAAAACATTGCCTGTATACCGGCCTGCGCTGATATCGCTGCAGACAGTCTGTTGTTATTCCCCCAAAAGTCAGAATCAATACGGAAATCTCTTTCCCAGTTTTCAGCGATTACTTTTCCTATAAACAATTTCCCTGAAATAGTTGAACCGTCAGTTTTTACCTCCCCATCATCACTTATCTCTTCTTTGACTATTTTGATATGAAAATTTGAAATTTCCTGAGAGGTTACAATAGGTCCTTGTGGTGTTTCACGCACGAATTGCTCCACGATAGTATTATTAACAAGAAAAAAACTCCGATTCCCCTTTTTGAAAATGGGTGCGCCAAATTTCCGCTCAATTTTTTGTTTAGTTTTTTCCCTGGATTCAACACTGGCATTGCGAACGGCTTCTTTCATCTCTCCGCGCAATGAACCGATTTTCTCTTTGACTTTCTCCTGTAAGACTTTTAGGAGCTTATCTTGTTCAGGTTTAGGTTGCCGTCCGATTTCGATTAAGATACTGTGTAACGTTCCAAGATTATCACTGGTACTAAAATCATCGGGGAGAGATTTTATAGCAAATTCTACTGGCAACAATGCCGAATCGATTATTTTTTGAAAATCTTCTTCCGTCTTTCCTGAAACAAAAAACGAGCAAATATCAATTTTCGATTTTTCGATTAAACCTGCTATCTCTATTTGTTCATTTTCCGTTTTTTCGTTTCTAATTTGTTTAAGGATTTTCGGTTCAATGCCCGCAAAAATACCGAATTTTTTTAAGGCGCAGCGGGATTCAGTTTGTTCCTCAAAAAGTGGCAGCTGGGCAACTCGACATGTTATATTTTCTTTTAACAATCTGTTTGCAGACCGAAGGGCACCTTGCCAACCTGCCTCCGAAATCTCATTATCCTGACAAAGGATTACTTTCTTAACCCCCTGTAATTTTGGAATAATTCTACTCCAATCATCGTGTCGGATATTAACAGTAACTGGACTTATTACAGGAAAACCACGGTGTATAAGACTTATACAATCTGTAATCCCCTCAGTAATAATTACATATTCAGGTTTATTGGTTAGAATATCCTCATTGAATAGTGTACTGTTATCAATCTCCTTATTAATCCATGGCCTTTTTTTGAAATCGTATATCGGTAATTTTTTGTACTTACCTGCTTCATATTTATTGTCAGGTGTCCATGGTGTCTTACGGGCTATCATGAAAATAACACGCCCTTTTGACATATATGGAAAGATGACTCTTCCTATAAAGGTGGGATGTACAAGTTCCTCATTATTGTTATCGGGACGAAATACACCGGAAGAGGTTATTTCTCTAAGCGTAAACCCTCGATTCGTAAGGTGTTCTATTAACCCGGAATTATCAGCATACCCGATCAGAAAATCTTTTATGATTTTTTCATCAAAGGAATATTGTTCAAATATCCAAGTGAGAACTTTTGTATTTTTAAGTAATTTTATATTATAAAATTTTGTAGTTTCGGTGAGACATTCCCATGCTCGCATGGTTTGGGCGCGTGTTTGTTCTAATTTTTTGATTTCTTCCGGTGAAAGACCTACTTGACCTAGGAGAGGCAGGCCATTCTTTTCCGCCAGCCAATCGCGCGCTACCTTGTGAGAATCAGGCATTACTCCCGAATGTCCACGGGTAACAATCCCTGATTGAACAAATTCAACTAGTTGTAAAACATCACCGCCGGTACCGCATCCATGGCAGTACCAGCCTTGTTTATCTAGCCAAATATGGAAGGAACGGTGAGAAGTGGAAGAATGGTGGGGACAATCAATAAACAGAGTTGATTTCTGTTCGTCAATAATTGAACTACCTAATATATCGCGAGCTACATTTCCAATATCCGAAGAAATCAATTGATCATAATAAGCCCGTACATCGAACGTCTTCATGTTCTACCACCCCTAATTACCTTGCTTTAGAATAAAGTATAGCTCAAACGCCAACGCCTTGCAAGTACGTGCAAGCATTTTTTTAAATTATCGATAAAAAGGTTTTCCTATCATCAACTATTTGTCTTGTAGCTGCTGATTTTATCCCCTTACAATTCCCCAAAAGTATTGCTACCTTGGAAGCACGGGTTACTGCTGTGTACAGTAAATTACGGTGAAGCATGAAATAATGTGAATTGTGAATAATAATTAAAGCACACTGGATTTCTGAACCCTGATACTTATGAATTGTGCATGCGTAAGCAAGTGAAATATCATTGTATTCTCTTGAACCTTTCATAATTTTGGTTTCTTCTTCTTTGCCAAAATCAATTGAGATAAAATTACACTTGTTCCCTCTCTGGTCATTTTCGCACCAAGTAGACGTAACAAAACCCACGGTGCCATTCATTATCTCTAATTTATAATTGTTCCTCATCTGCATGACTTTATCGCCACTATAGAATGGAGGCTTTTTCCCTTCCGAAACGATATCTATTTCATTTCCAAAGTGAACACGTTGAATAATACGCTGTAACTCGATATTCAGGTTTAGGACACCCAGTTTACCTTTCTTGGTAGGAGTTAGAACCTGCATCTTTTTAATTATATCTACTCCCAGATCAGGCAACTTATTCTCAATGGCATCGATAAGCGCGGAAAGTACAGTTGAATCTTTTTCGAGTCTATCGAATACATACCACGGACGTAATGTTCCATCAACTCCAGGAGCAGTATTTGCTACTTTACCCCCCAAAATGGCAGTACAGTTTTCCTTAAGAATTCCCGCTTGTCGAACAACTTGTTCCAGAATAGTAGTAGGAATTAATTGCCTGTCGAGCAAATCTCTTAGAATATTTCCGGGACCTATAGGAGGCAACTGGTTGTGATCTCCGACTAAAATCACCTTTGTATAAGGACTCAAAGCGCTAAAAAAACGCCAAGCTAAATTTACATCGACCATTGAAAATTCATCGAGAATTATAAAGTCATGAGTCAGAGGACGTTTCCTATTGTGAAACCAACCATTATTCGAATATCCGAGCAGACGATGAATTGTTTTCGCTTCATACCCGGACAGTTCTTCTATACGTTTTGCAGCCTTTCCAGTCGGTGCAGCAATTGCAAAAGAATATGGTGAAGTATTCGAAACATTGTATTCTTCTAAAACTTTAATAATGGCACCGACAGTATAAGATTTCCCGCTCCCAGCAGAACCAGTAATGACACAAAACTTACTTGAAAAAACCATTTCTACGGCATTCCGTTGACTCAAGTTAAGAGATGGAGCAACAATTTCTAAAATTGATTCAGTGTCTTCGATCGGGATTGAACAATTATTTTCACAATTGAAAAAAATGTCTATTAGCTCCATTTCTCTATCATAAATAAGTCGTAATGCTACTAAAATGTTGTCATTTACACAGTGCCCCGCCAGGACAGTCGTTCCAATTAAACACGTTAATTCCGTTTCAATCGACATATCTGAATCAAGATTATCAATAGCCAAAAGTTCCGATGCTTGTTTTACAAGCTCCCTTGATTCAGTCCAGCAATGTCCACCATTATCAGCACGAAGAGTTGCAACATGGACTAACGCAGCCTGTATTCTCATCGGATGAGTTTTTTTGATACCCATTTTGAGCGCGATCTGATCGGTTTTCACGAAACCGAAACCGTCTACTTCCCGACAAAGAATATAAGGGTCATCCTGCAAAATGGGTTTCAAATTATGACCGAATCTTTCGATTAACTTAGTTATCTGGTTATGTGTCAGTTCATAACTGGCCAACCATGTTGATAACGAATTAAATTCCTTCCTGGAATCCCATTCCATTATCAGTATTGCTATGTCATTATCAGACAGTCCAGCAACCTTTTTTAATTTCTCCGGCTCTTCTCGTAATATTCGATCGAAATCTTTTCCACAATAGAAGGCAATTTTTCCCGCTTTAGTCGGACCAATTCCTTTGAATGCTGGATTTGTGTTTAAATAATGCGACAGACCTGCTTCATCCAGTACAGTTTCATGTACGATTCCCGTTACAATAAACTGCCTACCCCATTTAGGTACTTGTTTCCATTCACCTTCAAATTTTACTTGCTCGCCTACAGATACACTTACTTTTCCTGCAAATTTACCAGTAACCGTATCTCCATAAAAACAACTATTGGAAGCGAACATATCGTCTTTGTATTCTATGATTCCTGCACTGAACTTATCAGAAGAATGGAATACTTTTATTATTTTCCCAGAAAGATATTTTGATTTTCTATCAAGCTCCTCAAGCAATTCTTCTTCTGTAAATTTATTGTTGTCCTCTTTCTCTTCTTCTGGTGGAAGAGGAGGTTCTTTAACTTTTGACAAGTAAGCGAATGCTTCCTCCTCCGTCATCCCTCTTGCCATCATCGATTCAACGATAATAGTTTCAATTTTATTCTTTGCCTCTGGAGTAACCTTGTTTTGTGTGTTGCTTTGCATCTACTTTCCTATCCTTTTATAGCAACGTAATAATAAAGCTTCTACTAAAACTATGGCACATTGCCTATTTCCAGCAAAATATATGGGTATGTAATCGACCATAATAGCGGATAAAATTCCCAAAAGAGCTTTAGGGCTTACTTTTGACCTATATCGATGCAGGATAATATCTTCAATAGAACATTCCGCCACTATAAATGCGTATTTATATTCTAATAATTTTTTTAATTCTCGCTTAAACCTTTCCTGGCTATGCACTACTGTAGAAACCAAGTCAGACAGTGTCTTACGTTCAATAGCCACTTGACTTTCAAACCCTTCGAGGGAATAATCCCCGGCCGGGAGTGCTTTTTTAACACTCCCAACCCGGCCAGATGTAAAGACGTAAGGCTTCTGCTCCCTGGTATCTATTACAATAGTAGGAATAGATACCTTAGAACTTGAGTTTACCTGCCTCGATGTCTTCTGCATTGAAATCGTCCTTACTTTCCATATGTCTTATGTATGCCTCCGGCAACTCTATTTTTAATTTCTTGGTGATATAGACATTTACATTTTCTTGGTCGTTCTTTTTCGTATTCCTTACTGCTACTTCCAGGAGGATATTGAGCAAATTGTTCAATTGGCCAGGAAGTTCAGAAGCTTTTTTAATCTCGACACCGGAGTTAATTAGATCACGCTTGAGCCATGAAAAGTTTTCGGGTGTAGCAATCATGTTGTTTCTAAACAAACGTCGCCCTATATATTTTCCACCGATAATAATCAATTCCCATTTAAGCATCAGAGCCCCGGAATTTTGTGCCCTATCGAGACGAACTTTGTCAACAACCACTTGATATTTACCATTTGGAATTTTTACAAATTCATTTGGAGGTGCAGCTTCGGTTTTTTCAAACTCATCATCAAATTGTGATAAGTCGCCTGCAAAGTCCTCATTTTTTTCAGTTTCTTCCATTTTTTAATCTCCTGTAAATTTATTACGGTTACTGTACGGTTATTACTGTATTCGTTATGACTTTTTTTCTGTTTTTTTCTGCGAGGATTTCGTCTCGCCCTTTACCGCCCTCCTCTTCATCGTGGCAATAAAATCCTCCTTAAATTTCCCATAATCCAGATCTATTACTGGTGATAGACCTAGCCTGTTACCTGCTTCAAAGTAGATATTGGGTGTTGTTCTAAGAACACGTCTCGAAATATCATTACCACTGTCATCCTTCACAATTTCTAAATCACAGAATAGAATCATATCCACCATACCAGTTATGATCTTTCCGACCTTATCCGGCAGAGTGGGAACAATTTTAGTATGTTTGCTCGTCCGGGTTTCAATTTCCCTCGCTTGCGAATGAGAGATCATATACAAACCATACGGCATGGCAATCATTTTATTTATTGCCCGCTGGAACTCGTTATTAACGAAAGCATGACCCTTACCCCAACCCATGTCCGATTCATGATCAATCTTGTACTTTGAACAGATATAAGCCTGGCAGAGCTTGTACGCATTATCAATCGTATCTATAACAATTGTTTTATATTTATGATCACCACTTGCTATCAAGCCACAAGCGTCCATTAAACTTGGCCAGTCTTTTATCGGCAACTGATAAACATCCAGCGAATTCAGTCCTGGTTCAGTTGCCAGAAACAGAGTATTTTCTGCATTAGAACAAAAAGTGGACTTACCTATTTTCGGCATTCCATGGATGAGAATAGAAAAACTCTCCAATTCAGACCTCGCCAGTGTTTTATTTACCGGCAATTTTAATGATTCCTTCTTTTCCATTACTTGAAATCCTTTTATTTATTTACATTCCTGATTACTAGAATGATAGTTCTGCTACAGTTTCGTCTTCACTTTTTCCTACACTCAATTCTTGGTGGGGCTCAACTTTTTCAAAAAAGTTATCAATAGCCATTTGGGGATCTTTTGCGGTACAGATTGGATGGTAAGCACATTGCCGCCGGTACTGATAACATGAAGAAGTATTTTTACAGAAGAATTTCCTCCTACGGGCAAAAAGGAATGTTTGAGACAATTCCCATAATTCTTGCCTTAAATCGGCATAACGATCCTGGGAAATATAGATAATTTCTCTGTGAAACATTTTTGGATCACTACATTTTTTTTGTAGTCGTTCATGATATTCTTCATCAGTTTCAGGCATTTTCCTTTTGGCGGTGGTTTTTCCTGATTTTGATTTGGCAATAAGTTCCTGTCGGCGGGTTTCGTATTCTGCTTCTGTTTCACCCTCACCCTGTTTTAACTTAGCTTTTCCCAAAATGTTATAAATAATCCCTACAATAGGATATTTGTACACTTCCCTCATATACCAGGAATAAAGGGTGATTTGAAAATCATTCCAAAGTCTTTCAATATAAGTGGAATCGATTGTTGAAGCCGTTTTATGCTCCAACAAATAGTGCTCACCAGCTACTTTTACTACCCCGTCTACTTTTCCGGCAAAAGAAAAACTGCGGGAAAACGAACCTGTTTTGGGATTGATAATCTCCCCCTGGAATTCTTTTTCGAGACAAACAACCTCAAAACTATCTTTATCAGATACATATGCCTGGAAATATCCCGTCATCATTGCACGGGCATACCGATAGGTATATTTCTGATTCTCGTTGGTAGCCCTTTCCGGATACATTTCATCCAAAATCTTATACACCATACCGACATTATAATCTCCATGCCAGCATTCAAGACACTCATGGATAACAGAACCGAAGGTCAAATTTGAATCTTTCTTCAAGGGAACGAGATTTTCAAGGTATCGGAATTGGCAGGATTTCGGGCAGCTTCGAAACTTATTCCACATGGAATAAGTCGTTTTTATCTTTTCCATCGTTCTTTTCCTTTTCCTTTTTGTTACTGTTTCAACAATACTTTCATTTATACTCGGTTTAATGAACTGTTGAAAATTCGATTCCTCCTTTCTTTGCCAGTTCTTGCAATCTTTCTTTTGAATTTTTACTGGGTTGGTGTGTATCAGCCTCCCACTTCGCAACCGCCGAAGGAGAAAGCTCAAGTTCAATGGCTAGTTGATATTGTGTTAAATCTAGGTTTTTCCTTATTCGTTTAACATCAATTTTCATTTTCAAACTCCAAACTTTACTATTCGTTTACTAGTAGTCTACTAGTAAAGTATACTGAGAAAAAAATAGGAGTCAAGTTATTTATTCTCTATTTCTCCGCATCTCTTGCACTTTTTCCTGGAGAAGATATGATCCGGTTGTGGCACCGGATCAGGACACCCATGGTTATAATTATTTACACATCGCATATCATGGGGATCATCATATGATTTTCTGAAATCATGCGGACGATAACATTTTCTACAAGGACAATTTTCATCTATGGCAGAACATAACCTACCGTTATGATCTGACTTTTTTATGAGCTTATTTCTGACTTCTATCATTTATATATTTCCGCCATTACTTAAAGGTGACATATTTTTTCTTCTGGATCGCTTGAAATACATTTTAATTTTCTGATACTTATCGACTATTATTTATGTAATTCAACCGCGTACAGCAAAACCTCTCCGGAAAGCATCACTTTTACAATTAGCCCAACGATAATCACCTTTTTCAAAATGAAACCCCCATGCATTCATGGAACCCCTTCTTTCTATTGACCATACAAAAATTCCACGAGGTTGCTCGTAACATTCTCTCATCTCAAATAATGGGGAGATGTTACATTTACCTAATCCTAATTGATACAATGTTTTCAACTCTTCCTTTGTAGGCATTCTCCAATTTTTCCGATCGGTATACATATCCTCTGCCCATTTTTTTGCAACAGGCCATGGTGTGGCAACATCAGGTCCAGCTATCCATTCAAAACCTGTTTCCTGGTCATATATGACATCATCAAATCTTCCTAAAAAACGATCATTCATTTTTAATCACCTTGTTTTTCTTCGATTTCTCTTACTTTGGAACAAATAAAATCATTAAACTCTGACTTCTCTTAGTTCTGCTTCCAATTCTGCCTTGCCTATTTTTTCGAAAGAGGCAAAGAACTCCGTAAGATTGTCTAGGAATTCGGAATTATTCATCGTAAATACTGCCAATGACTTTCAAACCGAATTTTTTTATATTCCCTGTATTAAAAGATGCAGAACAAACAAACATACTATTTGCTGTGCTTAATTTCCACCCAAGTTCAACTTCATCCCATACAACGAAAGCCTGTTCTTCGTAACCTGGAATTTTTACTATATCCCCCTCATAAATTGGTTTACCGTCCACATCTTTTTTATATATATACCTGATATGTTTTTCTATGTCGGACATCTCTTCCCAATGTCCTTGACCATTTGAGTACAAAACACGTACCGTTCGTTTTACATGATCAACAGATAAAAGTTTACAGACCTTACCTGTACTTGCAAGTTTAACCTTGTCATGAACATAATTAAATTTCAAAATCTTACCCTCCCGGTCCTTTCCGTTTATTAATAATTTTAGTTATGCTGCCGGTCCTTGCAATACCTGTCCAGGTTTCTGTGCCTCAGCAGTATAACCGCTATAATTACTACCGATAATTTCTACACCTTTGATAAATGGTGCTTTAAGATTACAATCGTTCCGCGTTTTTATACTGATTTTCCATTGTAATGCTTCATCATCCCAGATAACTTCACCATTATTAGTCGCCCCTGGAACCTTAAGCCAGTCACCTTCATAAATCGGCTTGAATTTTTTGTCTAACCTGTAGGTATAGCGAATAAGAGTTTCAACCTTTGTTTTACCTATCCAGTCTCGTTCACCATCTGGATATTGAATGTAAAGATCATCGTCTATTACATCAATCGATAGAACTGTAACTACTCCACCTTCCTTTAATTTCGCCCTGATTTTTAGATCATCAATGTTCAAATGTATTTCCTCCCTTGTTTTTTACGAAATTCCTCCGTCAGATATGACGGCGTTATCCTCTGGTACTGTTTCCGATTTGCCAGAAAGTTCCTCCTCGTTTTTCTCAGATATAACGGCATTCATCAACTCTAAAAATTTCTTGTAAGCATATTCCCGTTTGTGTGCGGGCAACAATGCAAGATTAATTTCTGTTCTGTATTCTTTACCACCCCCCTCCATCGTTAGGAATACCCTCAATTTTGCACACCTGGGCATCAGGGTTCACACCTTCCTTCGCATTATTAGAAGTCCCGACCGGCCATACATGACACAGATCGGTCTTCATGACACATAAATCACTGCACATAGAAAGCAGCGATAAAGATTGTGGCCATATCTTCGCCAAACGCTTAAGAGCCTTTATCGCCCTCACTTCGTCTTTATTTAGTACTATCAACATGTGAAAATTTCCCTGTTTTTAATATCTTAATTATCCCCTTCAACTTGTTAATGGTACCTTCATGCTTTCCGACCTCAGCATCTATCGCCTTATTTTTAAAAGCATCAGCGTCTTTTGTATTAAAAAAGATCTGTGCGGGAGGAAATTTACCGCTCTTGGAAACCACCTCTAAAATCCTTTCATTCTTTACCTTGCGTTTTACGTGATCATAAATGTAAGCAAATTCCTGCACTAATAATCCTCCAAATCTTTAATGAGTTCGTCCGTTCTCTTCATATATTCAGAGATACGCCTTATTCCCCATTTATTAGTGGTCGCTGAAAACCCCCCATTTCTCGTTTTAATGGGAAAAACATCGACTATAACGTCCTCATCTCTCTCAATTACGATATTCCACCCAAAAATATGTAAATTTGAGTTAACAAGCCAAAGCATGCCGTTTTTTTGGAATGTTTCCCATAAACGAAAGTCTCTATTATTAGGACGAGGATCATCTTTTTCACCATTATCGGACGATTTTTTATCTTCTGGACTTAACATATTTTTCTCCTGGATCCCTTCGGTTTATATTTTAATTTTCCAATACTTACCGAAAATTCTTTATGTAGCCATAATTCATTTCAGAGAATTATTTTCCTAGAATTCTTTTTGAATGTTTCGGCACACTTTTTTTCTGATTTCCCGATAGCCTAAATCGATACCTACCCCCCTTCTATTCAATTGTTCAGCAACTTTAATTGTCATACCACTTCCACAAAACGGATCAAGAACTGTATCATCTCGCTTTGTAGAACATTTAATCATCCGGCGAACGAGTTCTTCCGGCCATGTAGCGTAATGCTCTATACCGGAGGGCTTCGTACTTATCTCCCATACATCGCCTGGATTCTTCATTCCATTGTTAGGTTGTACCTGTCTGCCAGGCCGGTTAAATTTTTGATTTGTTACCTTATCTCGTTCAGTTTTTTCCGCTTTTTCCTTTACTCGAGGTCCGCCCCACCTGTTTAATGGTTTACATTTTTCCCTAACTGAATCCAGATCAAAGAAGTAATTTTCATTTTTTACGAGCATGAAAATATATTCGAATTTCTTTGAAAAACGGTCTTCGCATGATTCGGGCATGGCATTAGGTTTCAACCATATGATATCGTTACGAAGAATCCAGCCGCCATCAATTAACGCAATAACTATTCTCTGGGGTATCATTAGCTTACATTTTCTTGAAATATTCCCATAATCAAAATTATTTACAGGCAAGTGTTCAGATGATATACCAAGCTTTCCATGGGTATATTTATGACCTTTCCATGCCCCCTTATGACTACCTGAATATGTGTCGCCCAAATTAAGGAAGAATACCCCGTTATCTTTTAAGACACGCCAGGCTTCATTTGCCCACCATTTTGTATGGAGAACATACTTTTTGAAATCAGGTTCGAGCCCATATTGTCCCTGCCAGCTGCCACAACACATACACGTTCGGCCACTGGGTAAATTTCCATTTCCCATACAGTTGCATTTCTGTTTTGATGGAATCGTTACCCTGATATCTGGAATATCGTACTTCCGTAGCCCCCAGTCAATAAGGAGGACTTGTCACGATACTTTGTATCGAATTGTCCTCCAATGGCCATTTGTCAAAAACTGATTGATTTAAAAATTTAATGGCTATTCACCTCCTTCCAGAAATTCATTGTTTACATTTAACTTTGAGTGTATAAATCCGTGACATTTACTACATAACAGAATAAGATGATCTATATCACATCTCTTTGCTTTGTGGGAATAGAAAGGGTATATATGATGAACGTGCATCTTTCTTTTATTTGTATCTTCTTTATTACATCTATTACATTTACCTTTATCTCTTTCCCATATATAAGCAGCGATTTCCTTCCACTCTAATTGACAGTACAAAGCTTCTCTTTCTGGAGTTATTCCACCTTTCCAATTAGAACTCCTTTCACATTTCTTTCCAAACATTGGGTTATGTTTACCTTTAAGACCCCATTTCTTTATTTTTCTTACTTCTGAAATTGATCTTGTTTCAATATTATGCTTTTTAAGCCAATATAGAATATTGTTTTCAATGCAACCATTTTCACAAGCTATGTCTTGAGCGCTCTTTTGTTTATTTATATATTCATTTTTTAGCCATTCTTTATTCCAAAAGTTTTTACTCTTTCTCCAATGGTGCCCCTTTTTAAATTCTGTTTCAGCTGAATGCCTAAACCCCTTTAAAAACCTGCCATTTTTATCTCTTTTCATACATGCCTCCATATAAATTATACAACAATATGGAGGGGATATCAATATGGTGGACAACCACAATGAAACACATAATACCGATCCCGTTCATAATCACTGATTTTTCAACCAGAACCTCCATTCAGCTACATCAACCGGATCAAAAAATTTAGATGTATATTCCTGCATTAGCCTACGAGCTGTTTTTCCACTCAAAAAATCACCCGGTTGATATTCTCCCCCGACTTCGCATTTGAGGGTTTCTGACTTCACCGTTCCTTTTAACCGACACAAAAACGGTCTCACATCATGAATACAACATCCCTTTTTTGAAGCAAACACACAATGTCCATTTGACGTTATGTCCGAACAGCGCAAACTTGAATTACCAGCAACTTTCAAAGCAATCCTATGAATTTTCGATAGTTTACTTGCCTCAACCTCACTAAAAATCACAGAATTACAGCATTCATTGCAACCCCTTTTGCACTTCATTAAAGGGATACGATTATAAAGTTTTACAAGTTTCTTATATTTACCCATAAACAATATCCTTATGATGCTTTTTTAGATTTACATTCGGGACAATACCAACTCCCGGCGAAGAATTCCCAACCCAAAAAATCAGCTCTTATTTCTACCTTAACATCAATCCCGGCTACCAACATTTCCACCGAAGGTAAGCGAATAACCACCGGAACCCCCTTCACTGTATTGTTTTTACAACAGTCACAATCGATTATGACTGTTGTCGCTCTTACACCCATGGATTTTTATTACCCCCCCTGTTTTTATTTCCTTGTTTTTTTTCTTCTTCTTTACAGTGACCTCGAAAATTTCCTCCTCTTCTATAGAGTTAAAATCGTTTTGTTTTGTATTTGTAGCTACCCGTAGATTCTCCATATTTTCCCTTGTAGAGTCTAAAATCACTTTCACGCTCCTTTATTTTTTCTTGAACTACACTTAACGGATCTTTTTCCATTTGCATCATGTAATATTTGTAATATTCCATCCGGCTTCAAGCATTCGAACATTGAACTTATACAGTTAAATCCTACTATTGTCACTTGAAGTAGTCCTAACGATAAAACAAAAGAGAGGCATACTAATAGAAGTATCAACCACAAAGAAAAACAGATACAGAGCTGTAGTCTCTCACTTAGTGTTGAAAAAAATTCTGATATGTCTCTTTTCATGTTCTTTTCTCCAAGTATTTTTTTAAATCCAATTGCTCCCCGCTAACAACAGTAGGAATCCCAATATATTTAAGGACTTCTTTCATACCCAATTGATCCATACAGTATTTCCATAATTTGAAATGTGTTCGCCGCAATCGTTGAAATCTGTTTGGATACTTTTCCATATGCGCACCAAAACCACAGTAGATACAACCTGTCCGCTTATACCCCATATCATAAATTTTTGAGTACGAAACGTTATATTTTTCGATATAATTCCAAATATCTTTTTCCGTCCAAAATGATATAGGATCAGACCTAGGCTGTGATGATAGAGAAAATGCATTACAGCCATACTTTAAATAATTGTGTTCTCTGTTTCCCCCCTCACTAGCCATAATACCCCTATAAGGAAAGCGTCCTGATCGCTTTGAGTAAGCTCGTGCAGGATACGTTTTCATAATGTGACAACATTTTTCAGACACCCCGAAAGGAGCATCTACAAGATAACGCCATTTTTTTGACAATACTGACATCGGAGACTTCTTGCCATTCGGATATATACCTGTTAAACGCAAGCGCTTTGTTGCAGTATCTCCATTAGCATTTCGTACCTCATAAATATATTGTGCTTGTTTTTTTGAAATAACTGGATACCCAAATTTATTAATGATCTGTTTAAACGTCTTTTTAGGCCGAAGGATTGTAACGTTTTCTGTTTTTAGAACAAATTGGATTATTTCAGGGAATTCTAAGCCGGTATTACAAAATACGGCCGGTACTTCTGGAAATATCGATCTGATAAGGTGGAGAAGAACTGTAGAATCTTTTCCACCAGAAAAAGCAACATATACTAATGTTTTCCAGTATTCATACCACTCTTGAATCATAACCTGAGAAAACCTGATCTTATCTTCTAGGGACAAAGCTTGTCGTATTCTAAGTTCTTGTAATGTAACACCCATTATTACCCCATTTCGAAATGATAAATAGTCGGAACGTCATAAAGTAAAGCGGCTGCACCGTCATTAGCGGTCAAATGTAAAAATTCCTCGTTCGGCTGACAATAGAATGAATCACCGAAGTTACTAGGGTTATAAAGCCGAACATCAACATTTTCGATTAAATATGGATCCCCGTAAACCATTTTTGCCTGTTTCCTGCACTTATCACCACATTGTTGGTTTTATCTTTGCAGAATAAATTGAGTAGGCGCCCCACATACACCCATCAGCATCAACACTAAATCTGAACTCGACAGTTGGCATCTCAATCCCAGAATAATGTGAATCGAGATATTCCTTTAATTCACTTGCTAGCGCGTCACAATTTACTTGCCCATCTATCCCCCCAGAAATTATTTTTACATCCCACGTGGCACCAGATACTTTTTCATCTGTATCCGAAGTATTAGGCACACCAGAACCACCTTGAGGCGGATTACCTGTATTCAAATTTCCGTTTTTGGGATCTGGCTGATAACCACCTTCAACTTTGCTCATGCCCTTCTCCCCCGAACAATATAATCTATAATTATCGTTCCGTCCTTCTTCATAAGAGCTATTGGCGCAAGTAAATACTCTGACAAACGCGAAACATCATCCCGGAAAGTTAATTCTGGTTCTTTTGTAGCTATAATGGACATCACATGATGGAGAATATCCGAACTCTTTATGAAACAGAACACATAACGTTCCTGCTCAACAACCTTAACGAACCCTTCTTTTCGCAAGATTTTTAAATGGCGCGAAATATTATAATGATGCTCATCCAAAATCTTAGCAATCTCCCCACCTGGAAGTGGTAAATCCGTCAAACATAATATTTTTAATATTCGAACTCTCGTAGGATCTGATAACGCCTTGAAAATTCCATCTACTGACATTTCTTCTCTTTCCTCCCTAATAATGTTTTTCCCAACTGTTTATTACACTCATTTCTGCGGCTAATTTTCCAGAACGTACACCCGTAATCCGTTTTATGAATTTCCGGTCTGCGAAATCCATCACCTACAAAAATGGGTTTTGATTCAGTACACACTCCGGTTTGTAATTTAGATTGTTTTTTCTCTTCATGAAACTGTCCATAATGACACGTGGAACATATTTCTACGACACATTCATTCGCACCACCTTCCAACTCATTAATCGACACTAGAAACTCTCCTTAGCAGTGCGGGAATAGAGCCACAGCTCCTTGTTAGAAAAAAGGGAAGCTCCATATGGTATATGGAACAAAAACTAACATTCCCGCACTATTATTAACCAATGATTTACATTTCAACATTTTATGATAGACTTATAAGTTAAGTACTCATCATGTTTCTTTTCCAATTTTCCAAGTTAGGGGGCTGTCGTTTTTCTCGGTTCGACAGTCCCTTTTTAATTATTGACACTGTCAACCCCCTTTTCGCATCCGTCAAACCCGTTTGTATCTTCCCCTTTTAACGGACATCTACCATCACCAGAATCACCAGACCAATTTTCTTGCTGCCAAAACACACATTCCAAACAAAATGGATACTGTTTTTGACTCGTTTCTGTTTTTGCTTTTCTGACACTTGAAGATGAAAACATTTCTTGTACCTCCGTATAAAATATTGTTTATATTTTAAGTCTAGCAAGAGGTACAAGTACTTGCAAGTTTTTGTTAGTAGCCCTGAACTATTCATTTCCTATCAGCGATATATTGCAGTAACTTTTTCTCTTGGTCGGGATAGAACTTTTCAAGAATATCCCACAATTCCCAACTAACATAGGTTTCATAACCCTTTAAGTTTCCTTTCAATTGATATTCTGTAAGCTCGTTTCTCCATCTCTGTTCAATGTTTTCTTCTTGCTCACTTTTACCTATCCCACAAAACACGTTCATTTCAACCTACATTCCACTTCTTCTTAGGATCACATTCTGTATTTACACATATCCGCTGAAACATTGGACACATTACCATTGGGGACTGATCAAACTTATCACGCCGCCCTTCATGGTCGGGACATTCATCTTTACAAACGAACCTCTCATCACTGATGAGGTTGAGCAAATCGTTTTCTAAAAATGCGATAATTTTATTTATTTTTTCCTCGACACGGTCAAGCTGATTCATCTTCCCCCCATAATTTCTTATATGATTCGTCGAAAAACACAGCAATTTTTTTTCTAACTTCTGGAGTTTCCAACTTTCCCAGAATCACTTTATTTACTACATGATACGTTTTGCCTATTTCTATGGCTAAATCCCGTTGCGTTATTCCCCAATTTATTAACAAACATTTAATTCGTTTTATGCGTGCTTTTGTCATAGTCCCCTCTAATGTTAGACATCTAACTATAGATATTATACTGCGCGAAAATCATTGTCAAGGAGATTCGTATATATATGTTAATAATTATTTTGCGGCCGGTATATATATCTAATATTAGATATTTTATGCGTGTTTTATAGAATGTTTCTGGCAGGATAAAAGGCAATAAAAAAAGCCACAAGACGCATTGTGGCGCATCTCATGGCTTCAAACAAGGTGTCACAGGGTTATGGTGACATCTAAAGTATACTAAACATTTGAATAATTTACAATATACCCCAAATTTATTTTCATCGACATGTAACTAGGAAGAAGGATAACTATCAATCACCTGTAATGTATAATTTTCACCCTCTGGTATTGGATGATTACCTATTCCATCGACTACTATTGTATGAAATTTATAACTACCGACAACTGTGAAATCAGCCACTGCCGGACGTAATTGTATTTCCACATCAGCAGCATCCTTAATAAAAAGCTTCTGCGGATTATCTGTGGTTTTAAATTCTGTGACAGCATCACTTACTTTATGTTTAAATCTTAATGTAACACTTGTAGCACTTACAAGCGAAATAGGCGTGATACCATCTTCTTGTAACAATTGCCACTCGATATAATCCTGACTTCCTGCCCGTATTGTTACATCACCAATTACTTCCATTACACACCGTTTGCTTCATGGTTTACAATAACTTTCAGTGTCGTACTGCTATCCTTATTGAATGCACCACCAAAAGAGAAATGTGTCAACACAGGGTCCGATCCACTTGCACTGGCAATACTGATTATGCCCTCTGTAATACCCGTCCAATTACCGTCACCTGCAGAATATTCAAATGTCCAGGTCACTTTGTCAACACCAGCTCCCGTATTGTCACTGTCACCATCATCGGTTTTGGGATATGTAGACTTAACCAGTTTTTCACTACCACTCTGGAAAGTAATATCGCTATAATCAGAAGTTTTCCCTGTAGATGGTGAACCTGTAGTCCCGAGATACATTGAATTAAATGTATTTGTGGGAGATTCGGCAGCACCACTCTGGGCATAATATACGTCCCCATCATTTGTGACAATATTATGGGTTTTGATTATCCTTTTCTCGCCAGTTTTCTTATTTTCTAGAATGGCTATAACGTTTACTTTACTGGCCAATCTTTCTTTCAAGCTTTTCTCCATTGCATAATCCTCCTTTTTGAATCATATTTCTTTGTTTGTGTACCATTATTCAGAATGACTATTACATTTTCATTCATTTTCAGGGTTTCGTTTATTGATGGGAGTTGCTTTATTTTTTCTACTATCCACTGTCCCAATATTACTAAGCCATAAGGCAAGATCAATAGAATCAACATACCAATGAAAGAAACGCTGATTTTCAATGTTCTTTTTAACGTATCCATTTCATGAATTTCCTTCCCTTTAGACTTTTCATCTGTGGCATATCTTTCAAAATCTTCATTTGCGGTTTAAAAAGATAAAGCCAAGAAGATTTTAATAACGATTCTATCCACGACAGACTTTCATCAATTATTCTAATGGAAGCTGCCTTCCGAATAAGACCTTCTGCAAATTGCACAGTCTCATTTATAACTTTTATAACAGCAATACCCGTTACTGCCAGTTTCTTTACAATTCCTTCGCCCCATTGGAATGTTTCATTAATTATTCGTTTAATGCCTCTCAGATATAGAGAATTTTCATTCCAATTCAAATTTTCAGCAATAATCCTGATACTGGCCAGTTTCCTTAGTACACTTTCGCTCCATTGGAGCGTTTCAGATATAATTCGATTGGAAACCAACTTTCTTAGGATGCCTTCACCCCATTGAACAGTTTCACTAACGAGTTTAAATATTCCAGAAAACCTAAGAGTACTTTCATTAATACCTATAGTTTCATTTACAATTCTATTAGAAACACATTTTCTAATAGAATTCTCTGCAAATTGAATAGTTTCAGATATAATTCTGATACTATTTAACTTTCTCAGTTTATCCTCGCCCCACTGAATAGTTTCACTGATAATCCTAATGCTTACCAGCTTTCTTAAAATATCTTCACCCCATTGAACAGTCTCATTAACAAGTTTAAATATCCCAGTAAACTTGAGTATGCCTTCGTTGATACTTATAGACTCATTTGTAATCCTGGTAGAAACGCATTTTCGAATTAAATCCTCTGTAAATTGAATAGTTTCAGATATAATTCTGATACTATCCAATTTCCGTAGAATATTTTCACCCCAATTTAGAGTTTCAGCAATAATTCTGTTGGAAACAAGCTTTCTTAATATGCCTTCATTAACCTGTACAGTTTCATTTTTTAGTCTTGTTGAATTCCCCAGCCTAATAGTGCCTTCATTAATCTGTACAGTTTCATTTTTTAGTCTTGTTGAATTGCCCAGTCTGATAGTACTTTCGTTAATCTGTAATGTCTCATTAGCAACTTTCAATAGGACACCTAAACTGCTGGGAATAATAATTTGTCCAGGATAACTTAAATATTCCTCTGCTCTCATTATCCCACCATTTTTTACAAGAATACCATTCCCATTTCCCGACATATCTCTCAAGGTATCATCCGTAACATCTGTGCCGTCCGATTTATCATCAAGTGGCCAATATGCTATTAAATTTGATGGGTTTATTTGCAGCGGCATATGCTTTTGTCTCGAATTCCATATGGATTTTACATTAGCCTCCGTAAGTTCTATATCCCAGAAAGCGGCATCAGAAAGTTGCCCATCATGAAACGATGCAGCATTTCTTGCACCCAATTGTATTTCAATATTATTCAATATGGATCCGGTTAATGTATTATGCTGGCTTTGCTGTGTTTCTTTCACACCATCTATATAGATCTCGACTCCATCTGTATGTCCAGAACCATCATGAGTAACAAGAACATGGTGCCAATTGCCATCGGGCGCCACACTATTTGTACTTGCTGTAAAGAGATAATTATCACCACCAAAGTTATTTATTAAATAAAAACTAACTTGCCCTCCTGCTGTGTGATTGAAAATATGTATACCTTCAAATGCCCCCCCAGTTGGAGCTTTAGAAAAAATAAATCTGTTTTTTGTATCAGCTGTTAACCATACAGAAAAAGAAAAGGGATCTGTCCTATCGATATCGAAACTCGATTCATTACTATCTCCCTCTAAATATTCATCTGTACCGTTAAGTAATATACTCATTCTAAATCGTCTATAAGTTTTGTTCCATGAGAAGGCATGTTTTTTTCCTTAACAAAAGTCGCAACCGCACCAGTGGCTAAATCGTTCAAACTATTAATATGATTACTAATAGCACTAATTTGTGCTGGCGTTAAATTTGTGTCGGATAAGTCTATACCCAAATCAAGAAATTTTGTTTTAGCTTCTTGAACTATTGTATCTGCTTGTTGTTCCAGATCCACGACCCTGTTCATAATTTGTACAAATGCCTGAACGTATTTTTGTTTTGCTATTGCCATGATTCACCTCTGTTATATTGTATATTCGAGACTCAAAGCTCTCATTTCTAAATCACCAGCAGCAGTATCGTCAGTATCATCATGATCACGATTAATCCTAATATATACCAAATCACCAGCAGTCAAACTATCAGCATTAGAAAGGGTTATACTTATTTCATCAAGGTATCCCGCAGTTCCCGGTACAGTTGTACCTCCCGCTATCTCATTAACAGCAGCAAAACTGGCTGTATCCAGATCTTGCGAATCTCCATCACTTACGGCCATGACTTCTACTTCCATGTCAACTTTTCCCGACGTTGCTGATGCCATAGAATATTGCAGTTTAGCTGTAAGAGCAGAACCATAATTCTCTGGCATTCTAAATACCCACATGGCACTTTCGGTTTGATCGGCAGCAAACAACAATGCGCCACCCCCCAAACCATTGTCTATACGTGCAGGATTGGTTATAAAATCCCCTGATATTTTTGCTGCTGTTACTGGCAACATTATGGTGCCTTTTGCCATTATTCATACCTCCTCAGCCTTGCTGAAATTACGATTGGGAAATTTTCAAAATAGAATATTCATATTTTCATAATAATTTTATATACATCTCTCATGCCGGAAGTGTCTTACCTCTCCAATTATCCTGTCCATAAATTAATTTTTGGCGAAACATGCATTGTAAACTTTTTGTATCAAACAGCGCACATGATGGACATATCTTCATCGAATCGTCAGCTGATCCTGAACCAGCCGCATTAGATGCAAGTGGACAATTATAAATTGGAATGGATGACATGTAAAATAATGCTCGTGAAGGCCAGTGATACATCCGATATGGGTCAAATTGTCTTTGTAATGCCTCAACAGCAAGAAGACCTCTATTCCAAATGTTAACATACTCTATTTGACCATTTAAACGTTGGTCAAAAGCAGTGTTAGCACCAATTCTAACAGTTGAAACCGAATCCAAAATTAAATCGTCCTGAATTACTGGGGTACAATTCAACACACCATTTATGTATATCCTCAAATCAATGCCGTTATAAACACCAATAACGTGATACCACGTATTTATTACCAATGAATCTGTAGACAAAACATCTTCCAATGCTGGATCTATATTCCGAACACTGAAAATTACTTTATCCGAAGCGTCATCAACACCTAAACGAAAAGAAAGCCACGGTGCCTCGGTACGAGGTAAAGAAACCAATAATCCCCGCTCGGCTCTATCGCTTGGTAACTCACTTAGCATAAAGACACATTCAATAGATAGTTCTCCCAAACCGTTAAAAACGTCACTATCTTCCATAAGAATGAACTCATTAGCACCTGGAAAGTTTATAGCATATCCTGAATTGCCTGCAATCCAATCAGTAGACGGATCCATATTGGTAAACGTTGCTACTATATTGTTACCCGATAAATCATAAAGCTTATCACCGTTTCCCTCGTTTACAGGATAACTAGTAATCAAACCACGAGTTATATAATCAGACGTATTTAAGATAGTTCCTCTTACTGGTTTAACCATATTGGGTATACTCCTTGTATTAATAGCTGCCCCAGCCAAAAAAGACCCACTAACCACTCTCTGATTACGAAACTTTGCAAATGGATCAATTTGTAACTCACGAATTTCCTCAGCAGACCATACTCTATTATAAGCAGCAATGTATCCTATATCATCTGGCCAATACCCAGCACCATCATCACGACCGCCAATTAGAAAATTTGCATTACCGCTCTTATTCCACGTGCCAGCTGACGAAGTATCACTCCCGCTCAATACTCCATCGACATATATACGCGCTTCGACACCATCTTTAATCGTTCCGACTATCAAGTGATATTTATTATCATTTACCACCGCTGATGATAAAGCGACTAAATGATCTGCACCATTAGCCACCCACGCATTAATTTGAACGTTTTCACCGTCCATTCTCAATGTGTACTGATAATCACCAGTATCACCCTTTGATATTATGTGACGATCGCTCAAAGCGTTTGTTTTTATATACGCTATTAACGTTAATTCTCCGGTATCATCAGTATCGAAAAGCGAACTATTACCACAATTTATCCTGTGGCTATTTGTAGAATTAAAACTGAGCGCGTATCCATTTCCACCGGCAACCCATGATGGTACTCCAGTACCACCAGCAAAAGTTCCGTGCAATTGATTTCCTGACAAATCATAAAGCGTATTACCTATACGTTCGTTTATTAGATAAGTAATGATCAGACCACGAGCAAAACGGTGGCCAGGATCTAATACTGTACCAGGTGACGGTTTGAGTACAGGTGTAAGCACAAATTATCTCCAAAATTTAAATTACGATCGGAAAAATATTAAGTACTTACGTAATTCCAGCCTTTATAGGAGGCGCGAACTTTATTAGCAGTATCAGCACCATTCGTGTTTACAAAACCCATTCTCCAATAAGAATATCCTGCAATAACAAAACTCAAATCATTGTCACCGGCATCCTTATCCATGGTTATTTTATGAAATGGAACGGAATCCCAATCGCTCCCATCTAAAGAGCCATAAAAAGCAATTTCAATATTCCCATTTGGAGAACCTTGGAAATCCACCTCAGCTTTTACGTGGGCCGCTTCATAGCCATCTGTTTCCATATTTACGGTTGCAGAAAATTCTTCTGTGGTACTGCTCAATGTAGTCCAAGTAGGAACGGCATCACCTTCTATCCAAACCTGGGAACTCCAGTTTTTCTTTATGTCGGCCATTAATTTTCTCCTAAAACGCTGATTCCAATGAACCTATCTAATATTATATCGAATTTTACGGGTAAGTTTCAGTATCTCCGTAAAGCTTGTAATTTGTATTCAACATTTGCATGACTTTGGTTTGAACAGCCGGATAAGTTGCCTTAATTTCAGCTTTTAAGGCAGCCACACCACCTACATCAGTAAGATTCCTTTCATAAGTTCTTACATATTCATAAACGGAACCAGAAATAATAGCATCAATTTCCTCTTGTTCTATATTCAAAATAACTTTACTTTCAGTAACTCCCGGATAATTATTGTTCACCTTATCATTTAGAACATGGTAAACAACCCTTATAGAACCACTCTTGCTCGTTCTGTTATAATCGGCCTCAAGGTAATGTATTTCCATCTTATAAACACCTCCTTAAAATAGATGTAAAATTCTCTGGTAAAATTCAGATGGAAGTTTTGTAAATATCCACCCAAAACCAGTGGTCATAACGGTAATAAATCCACCTGCAACTTTATTCACTCGTTTATGACCTTTTATGTGATAGTAAAAATCTTTTTTCACATCATGCTTCTCGAATTTAAGCTCTAATGTTTCAAACTTTTTATCAAACTTTTTTTCGAACTTTTCAAATTTTTTCTCGAAATTAGGTTCCAGTTTATCAATATGTTCACAAACATCCTTACAGATTTCTTTTCGAAATTTTTGTAATGCTTTTGCCGTTTCTTCGGTCATGGTGTACTCGATAAAGCTATTATATGTCCCGCAAACCAAGAGTTGTCGTCATTCGTATTTAATCTTCTGTTAGATCCGGCTGTATGAAATGTATAAATTTCAAAATAATCCGTACCACTAGTTACCTGTACATCTGTAGAAATCTGAAGAGTAGGTACACAATTTGCTGCGGCAGAAAAAACCTCACTATATTTTAATAATACCCCGTTTTTATATAGATAAATGCGATAAGACTCACCCGCAGCAGCTATATCATCATTATGATATTTAATTTGAGCAGATAAATGATATTTCCCCCATCTTACAGGCGTATACCTGTAATTTGTAACATGGTCATAAACACTATCTGTATCCCAAGCTTCTGCAAAAAACGCAATCTTAGTAGCTGTATTAGTAACAATAGCTGTGGTATTACTACTGTATGCTCTAAAAGAGTACGGCAGACCGATTAACTTTCCTGTGAGCGTAAGGTCAACCATTTGATAATTTTCAGTTTCGTCAAGTTTAGCTCCTGTAACAGCATCATTTTTTAACTGGCCTGTATCTACACCTAAGTCCTTTATTTTTATAGAACTTGCGCCAGCTGTTAATGTAATTTCATCAGCGACGACATTGAGAGTGATACCCGAACCAGGATCGAGAGCATTACCCGCAATATATCCAGCATTAATGTCGAGATCAGTACCGCCGGTAATCTGCACTGACATTCCGATATTTATACCTAATTCACCACCTGCCTCCTGTTGTAAACCAGGACCGGCTACATCGGCCGCAATCTTTGTTTTGTCAACTGCATCAGCTTTTATTTGGACAGTATTTATAACATCGCTACCTACAATCTCACCTCCGCCAATAAATGCTAAGTTACTACCACCTGAAATTGATATTCCACCAGAAGTTGCAACAATTGAACCTAGGGTTATTATGTCGTTCTCAAAAGTAATCTCAGCAACACCAGACCGCCAAAAAGCCGCATCCTGGGTTGCAGCTCCACTACCCAAAACTTGTTTACCATCAGCTTGAACATTCCATCGTGAATATGAATCACCATCGATATACGCTGTAAAAGCATGATCGGTAATAATATCACGTTTAGATATGACCTCATCATAAGTCATCCACTGATCTGGACCACCGCGAGACCAGCTAACAGTACCAGAAACTCCTGGAGCGAGTGATCCATTCCCAACCTCTATTTTACCACTACCATATATAATTAAGCGTTTTTGGGCATCGCCATTTAGCGCAGCAGTAAATAGATGATCAGTAAGATTTTCATCATATACATTAATGTCATTCAGAGCATCTAGTGTACCTACTACCTCAACAATATTCCCCAGTTGTAATGTACTGTCATCAGAGCGCTTTATATATACCTGGTCCGAATCCCCTGTTTCCCATCGGATATCCGCCCCCGCAAATAACTGTGTTATACCTGCTTTACTTAATCTTATATATGAACTACCATCCTCGATATCATCTAAATCCACCGCATCAATTTGATCTGTACACAACTGATTTATCGCATCTACAAGATCACTTGCATCTCCGTCTGACATACCCGTCCCAGCATCTACAATAACCTGTAGAACATTATTCATAAGGTCATTCATAAAAACGGATAAAAGTTTAGTGCCGTCTACACCTGTCGATGGATTCCCATCTGAAAAATCTCCACTGACATTTCCCGGTAAATTACTTGCGTCTTGCATATTACACCTCTAAGCAGGATCAACTAAAAAAACCCGTGTATGAGCAGGTTTTAGTTTTCCTAAAATACATGTTAATTTTGTATAATCCGGTATTATTTGATAATCTTCACCACTTGTAAAGATATTATTGGCTAAGGAAAGTTGTGAATCTGAATCCACCACTAAAACAGTTGTAGATGTTGTATCGGTAGTATTTTTTACAACCATTCCTACTTTAACAGTAGCAAGAAAATTCTGGCCAGTATCCACAAGTTTATTAAAACTTGACCCATCAGTTGTACCGGAATCAGCCTCAGCTACTACTACTTCCCATACAATTCGAAAATCAGGATCACGGATAAAATCACCCATGCCCTCTATACCCATACGAAAAGCAGGGAATTCATTTATTGTAACTGTATATCCGAGATTATCCGCGAGATCGATGAAATAAGGCATCGACAGACCACCATATCCAGCAATCCTAGATAGAATATTCCTTCGTCTTTCAACTGGATCTGTTTCCGGACCGATACAATCATCGGGGAAACCTGTTACCCGTTCCCAATCGCTAAGCAATTCCAGGGCTTCATCCGGGAAAATCTCAGTTAGAAAATCACTGGCACGGTCATAAACATCATCGAGATGACTACCTTCTAAATCTATATCTTCAATGAAGTCACCATCCAGGGATATAGGAAAAAGCAGTCTTAAAACATCTTTATGTAACACTTACTGTACCTGCCCTTATCATATTTAAAGTTGTCTGAGTTACATCGGCAGCAGGAAGACTAATACTTGCATTGTCCGCTCCCAGGCTGATAGCAATTGAAAATAATTGCGCCCGATATAGTGTTTCCCCCGGTTCAAGGCTATTCAGATATGCCGTAATTTCGGTTGCTATTTGTGTCAAATCGACACCAGTTCCCGTTATAACCATGGTAACATCCTGTAGGTTCGCATCAGGTGGATTTACAAAAGCTTCTGCGGTTACAGGGCGTTTGCTATCAATATAAGTTTGTACGGTCGCAATTTCAGCCGTACCGGGAACCACCAGAGAAGCCTCATCCTCAACTTTTACATCATCGATATCACCGACAAACGTGGAATTGGCACGGAGAATAATCCTATTTGCACCAGAAGCGACTATATATTCCGTAAAAGTTCCATTTGCACTCCTGGCCGTTCCTGTAGTTCCACTCGTACCGAGAATAGGTGTAATTGTTCCAGCAGAATAATTTGAAACCGTAAAAGTAACATTGTATTTTCGTCCGATTACATAATCTTCACCACTCGTAAAAATGTCATCAGCAAGTGTCAACTGAGTATCGGAATCAACCGCTGTTACAGTAGAAAATGTAGTATCCGTAGTATTCTGTACTGCATCTCCCACTTTTACAGTGGTAAGGAAATTCTGCCCAGCATCGATAAGCTTATTTGCTGAAACGCCGTCAGTAGTACCAGAATCAGCAGTTACAAAATGTGTAAGGCTTTCGTCTATATCTGAATCTGCAACTTGACTACCGTCACAGCTTGCTTTTCCTCCAGATATAGTCCAACCAGTTCCTTTTAGCCAGATTGTATCGGTAGCGAAATCACCGTTAACGGCATAATCAGGATAAGTAGCTTTGTTTCCCATGATAAAGGTCAAACCTACAGTGCCTGCACCACCTGGTTCCGAATAATAATAAGCGTTTGTCACATTGTCTACTTCAAGTGCCCATTTCTCATAATCATCCGCTGTTCCACCAGCAGGTGGCTGCCTTATATACTGTAGAAGCCGAGCAAGTAATTCGGCATCTGTTTCACCTTGTCGCCGTGTAATACCACGTATGTATGCATGGTGCTCAAGGTTCTCAAGGTTCGCTGTATCAGGAAATATCTGCTTTGCTATCCATTCCTGGTACTTATACAATCCCCATAAAGCAGAAGCCAGGCAAGCATTTTTGACATAAATGAGGCTGCCTTGCGATATATCAGCTTCCGGGTATTGGTTCTGCCAATCAGTCATCATGGCATTAAAAATCGTATCAAAGTCCCTTTGAAAACTCATTAGATGACCTCTATAAAAGATTCAAAAGTTGTTATTGCATCATTGGCTTGAGTGGCTACAACTTGAAAGTTGATCCTATTCGTTACGTTAAGATCACGTTCAGTACGTGTTTCTATAGTTTTTGCCTTTCCAGTGTCCAAAATCCACTGTAATGCCTCATCTATATAGCTCTTTGCAAGGGCAACATTCCTATCTGTCATTTTTTTTAATAAATGTAATCTTGAACCGAAATCGGTATTGAAAAAGAAAGAACCTCTTTCAATCATAATGCTAAGAAAAATATTATTCAGAATGTTATTAGCTTTGGCAAAATCTGTTTTTTTCCTGATTTGATAGGCTTCTCCGATAGTAAATATATCGTCTCTGACAGACAGCTGGGTATCGGAATCAACGGCCGTTACCAGAGTATAAGTCGTATCTGTTATATTTTTTATACTCATTCCTGCTTCTACCTTAGCAAGAAAGTTTTGGCTCGAATCAATAAGCTTTTTTTCAGCATCATCGGTTGAATTACCACTTTCAATAATTTCCGCAACGACATTAGGATCAGTAAAAGTCATTTCTCCAATTCCGAGATTTGTTACAATTTTAAAATCCATGTTTACCCTATTTTTACTATACCACTTCCGGCTGCAATTGTGTGGGTATGGGGATGCTCACCATTTGAAGAAGTAACATCACCTACTCTTGCAGCCGCCGGACCACCGGCTGCTCCAAGTTGAACATCCGGACTAATAACTTTTGCTGTTCCAGTCACATTCGCAGTTACATTACCGAGAGCGTTTACGGTCGCGTTCCCTGTAAGACTCATAGTAGTTGTACCTGTGGCAACTATGCTTACATTCGCTCCACTAATAATTACATTTCCACTTGCGGTCAATGTTATATTTTGTGTTACCGTTGCTGTTTTATTTCCTAATATAGTTTCTGCTTTATTTCCGGTTATATTTTCTGTTTTGTTAATACCAATGGTTTCAGATTTGCTTCCTGTTATAGTTTCTATTTTATCAGTCCCAACATTTTCAGTGTAAGCTTGCCCTATGTCGAGAGTTTTATTCTCTTCAACGTCCACATCTTTAAGTTTACACTTTATTTCAATTTCGCGATTTCTCTTAAAATGGATCCGATGACCGAAGGAATCTTTGTCCTCATCCGTATAGAGTGCAAGTTCACCGTCCTCTATAGCAAACCTGTAACGCCTATCGTCGGAGGCAATTGCTATTACATTATTCCCCTGTACGATGAATATTCCTTCTGCACCGGATAACGGCCTTGAAGTAAAACCGTAATGCTGGAAATATTCACGATTTGTAAAAGTTTCCCCGATACGACCGGCCCCCGAGATACGCTTTATTACACCTTCAACTACTGATGATATTATTGACCTTATAAAATTCATGCTGGCAAAACACCTAATTTTGAAAGTTTTAAAGTAGTTGATGTACCATCAGATTTATTCATATCGAAGGTGCGGCCGTATATAAGAAAGTCTTCGGAAATACCTGCGACATCATCATCAACATGACAAATAGTGTTTACTTGGAAATTTTTACCCCTCTGACTATGACCGGAGGTTTTATATTGCAATTTATAGGATTCAAACTTTTGTTGTTCCATTATCAGTTTCGCTTCACGACCAGGAGTAAGACCGTCGTCATCTGAAACCTGTATAAAAGGTTTTGTAAAAGGAAATTCTTCATCCTCAGAAACACCAGAAACACTTATTTCTTCTGCTTCCCAGATATCTGCCCCTTGCCGCTGTCCTAACACAGTTACTTTTTTATACCGTTTAGATATATCTGTTATTTCATCCCCGTTCAAGACATTATTTTCTACGTTATTATCATACTTACATATCATCGAATACGCAGCTTTCCCCGATGTGACAGGTTCACCAAAAACAAAAGTCCCATTTGGCATATTGAAGAAAACAAGACCTCTCGACTTAGCATAATCATTCAATATTTCAAAAATAGTTTTTCCTGGTTTGATTTGTACAAATTCATGTTTAGCAAAAAAATCCTTTGAAAAATCTTCTACGAGAGTTCGAGCACCAACCTTATCACCCTTCCCGTAAATTACCTTTTCCCTGTTTATAAATGGAACATTTACAAGAACCAATTCTGCCAATTCCTTAAGAGAGATATCTTGTTTAGTTTCGAATACTTCCACATATGAATCTACCACTAGACCCATCAGATCACGTCCCTCAATAGAAAGAGTCTGACCGTTTTTATCCCAAGTTCGTTGAATCCTGTCAATGATTCCAACTAATTCTAAACTACCGTTAACAGAAAGTTTACATTCTTGACCCGTTTTTATATTCATTCCTGGATCATAGAGTTTTATTTGGAAAACATCTGCTGCAACGAAAATATCACTTTCTATCGAATATGAAATAAAATCTGTAATTTGTTTCGTACCTATAGAAAGCTTAACGTCATCTTGCATAAATACCGATATTTCCCTTAGTAAAATTAGGATTTTCTATATTATTTATTGCATGAATTCTGTCGGCGGCATTGTAATCCAGGCCGTATTTGAGGCAAATAAGATGTAGGGGCGACTCATTTTCTACCTCTACCTTCATAATTTTTTCTCTTTCTAATTTTATTTCATTAGCATGTAAAAAAAGTTGCCTGGCGAGTTCTTTCATTTGTTCAATAATTTGCGGTTCAATTTTAGATATACCCTCCCCTACTGCAGACGGAGGAAGAACAGGAAGCACTATATTTTCTCTCGCACCCTCAACAGAAACCTGAATTTCCGTCCTAACATTTGTCAAAGCTCTTTCAATTTCGTCTATAGTTATAAGTGAGGATACTTTGTACTCTTCTGGTGTAGCACTTCCCAAAGGGGCAGAAGAAATATCATATGTACCTCCGATAACTTGCGGTGTAATGGTATCCGGTTTTTGAAACCGCCCCAGTACATCAAAGCTTTTGTTCTTTTCAATTCTCTTCTGAATTTGACGTACTTTTTCATCAGCCGCATATATATAACCTAAATCCAGGGCTGCTTGTTGAGCCATAATAATCTGTACATGTTTTTTGAAAACGTCAATAGCTGCCTGTTTCATTTCATGATTTGCCGTTTGTGGGAGCGTTACATCCTTAAATGTCTTCACATCTTCAATAAATGACTCCGTAAATCTTACCGGAGCAATTTTACGAGAATTATGACTTAAACTATAACGTTCAACAGTATCGGATATAACATCCATCATATAACTAGACATGTTGAAGAGCATATGAGAACCAGTATTATAGAGATAATCATATGTTGTTAATAACGAGCGGATAGGATTCGTTATTGTATTTAATGCCGCCTTTGCCGTACCGATCATACTATCGATCTGATTCAAGAACATTCTAGGCTTACCAACAATAGAGGTAAATTGATCAACAAAACCGAGATCAGGATCAAGCTCGACATTAAGAATTTCCAGCGCATCTTCACCCAAAATTCCGTAGACATCAGTACTCAATTCTTTCATTTGCTCAATTTTTGCATTGATAAAGGTACTCTCGATTATAGGACCGATATCAGTCAAATTCTCTATTAAAGATACTTCGCCCCTAAGCTGTTCAACAAAGCCGATATCAACTTCGGCTGTTTTTAGAAACTCTGAATTATGATGTATGTCCAACGATTCTATGGAACCCTTAATGATGCCGTGTTTTGGGTGATGTAATTCCAAGAGATCTTGTAATTCCAATAATTGAATTACATCTTCATGCATATCATAATTTTCTTCGTAGAAAAAACACCTAAACCTAATAACATGTGCAGTCTGTCCCATATCCTCCAATCTCGCACCATCAAGGAAGGGAAAATCATGTTTTGCGATCGATTTTTTGAAAGAATCAGTAATATCCTGTATTTCTAAATCAATTCCTTCCAATGTCGCTTTGTATTTTTCAGGCATTTGAACTTTCCTCTCGAATAAGCCGACTTAAGTTTAGCGACTCACAGTCGATAAACTCTATAAAGAGCTAAAACCGCCTCTATCTAATGTCGTTTTTATCCGTGTATTATCAGACGAATCAGTTATTACTCTATTCCGTTCATCAATTCTTACATTAAGGTTTATATCGTTCTTAAAAGTAGGAATGGCTGTCATTTCACCTCTCTCCTGACTTTTCCCGATTGTTTTTTCCGTTCGCAATATCCGCTCTGCTTTTTCGGTAGTATGCTTCTCACGAAGGATTTTTTCAGATATATTATGCGAAGTTTTTTCCCTAAAGACTCTTTCAGATACGTTGTTTTCAACCCTATTTTGAAGAATCCTTTCAATGTTATTTTCGGTTTTTTCTTTGGAAAATCTCTCGATGTTATTTTCGGTTTTTTCGTTGAGAAATTTTTCAGTATTATTTTCAGTTCTTTCGTTGAGAAATTTTTCAGTATTATTTTCAGTTCTTTCATTGAGAAATTTTTCAGTATTATTTTCAGTTCTTTCGTTGAGAAATTTTTCAGTATTATTTTCAGTTCTTTCATTGAGAAATTTTTCAGTATTATTTTTAGTCAAAATTTTTTCGAGAATTGTATTTTTTATAATTTCTGTAGAAATGGGACGGATAACGGCCAAAGGTTTTTCAACCCGAGACATTCTATCGCTTCGTTTTGTTGCCTCAACTAAATCTGGAATGTCTGCAAAATAATCCGAAATACCGAAATCTGGAGAAATGTCATAAAGGAGATCAACCGTCTTATCAAGTTTATCGCTAATAAAATCATTTTGATCTATCAGTTTTCCAAGCAGGACACCGGTCCCAAGACCTGCACCAGCAACACCAAGGGTGGTCATTGTCCCAGCTGTACCCAGTAGAGCAGCTAAAGCACCGCCGATTTTACCCATACCAGCTAATTTTGTAAGAAAAGCTTTCGGAAGAAAAGATCCGATCTTAGTACCGAGCCAAGCAAACAAACCTGTACCTCCGGCAGCAGCAGCTCCGCCTCCGGCAGCAGTTAAACTACCAAAACCGTCCTCAGCACCTTTTTTAATACCTTTAAGTTTTTCATTTAATCCAGCCGCAGCAGCATTAATACCTCTGTCCACTGGCCAATTGGTAACGAAAACTGGTTTTATACCCGCCGCTGCTTCGAGAGCTTTTCCTTTTACGACACCGACTAAAGTGGAAGTAAGACCTTTGAAAACTCCCTTAAATCCTCCCATACCCTTTATGGCTTTTTTACCGAAGAAGAGAGCCGCTAGCCCTAAACCAGCTGTAGCCGCACCACCTGTAAAGAGAGTTCCGAGAGAAAATTTTGAAACAAATTCCGCGATTGATGGTTTTTCTTGTGCAAGTCTTCCGAAACTTGTCAATAAGTCATTTGTACCTTTTAGTAAAAACGTAAGCGGTTCCAATGCAGGTTGATATAATTGAGCAATAAGGGACTTAGATGTACCTTTCAATGAATTAAGTTGGGCAATGAAACCACGCATCCGAGTGGCCATTTTTTCTTGCAACGGATTTACCCGCTTCATGGCATCAATGGTACCCTTAAATCCTGCCTCACCCTTTTTCATAAGAGCAAGAGCTATCGGCATCCCTCTCAATCCAAAACCTCTTATAAGACGTTCCATAAGATCAGCTTTACCGACACCTTCAAAACCAGTTCTCAATTTTTCTATGATTTCAGAAGTTTCTATTAAATCTCCATTTGCATCTTTGAAAGCGTCAACTTTTGCTGCCTGAGAGAAAAATTGTCTTAAACCTGTACCGGCCATACTTGCATCAATTCCACTTTTAGCGAGTACGGCAGAAAGAGTGACAACTTCATCTACAGTTCTACCAAGTGCGGCAAGAGGCAAAGCAGCATACTTTGCTGTTTCAACAATTTCTGCTGCACCAACAGGAGAAACATCGGCAGCACGGGAAATCATATCGGCTACATGTGCATATTGATCGGCTGCAAGGCTGAAAGGTGTGGCAAGTCTTATGAGGCTTTTTCCGGCTGTAACTGGATCAAGACCTTCTTGAATGGCTAGAGCAGAAGCAGCAGCAGTAACACCCGTTTTACTGAGAACGGCATCGATACTCGCACCAGATTTCGTTAATTGTCTTTCGAGTGCTACAATTTGCGTTATGTCAAAAGGAGTCCAGGCTTGAATGTCAAATGCAGTTGCAGAAAATTTATTAACGACACTTCCAACTTTATCTCCCATACCGGCTAACAGTGCGTTAACACCTAATAATTCCGCTTGTAAGTCACCAGCTACACTTATAGCCGGTTTTATACTGTTATAAATAGACTTTGTTAAAATTCCCGAAACACTAGCAAGTTTAATTGCTGTAGTCATTCTATTGAAAGAACGCTGGGCATCTACCCCAGCATCCTTGAAAGAATCCATACGTTTTTTCATCGTATCGACCCCTCTGCTTAAGAGGTCAATCGCTGTAAACTGTATCGCTACTTTAGCAACGCTCATTTTTATTCTTTCTTATTTTTTACTACATATGTTTCAGGCTTACTTTCACCCGACTCTGGGTTTTCTTCCGCTTTAGATTTTACTTCTTCATATGCTTCCAGATATCCGGCCGCCTCAATTCCATGCATCTCCATTATTACATTATATGGAATTCCGAAACTAAGAAGTGCTAGTACTAACTTTCTCTGTGGCTTCGAACTGTTCACGAAACGAATCGAAGCTACCATCCAGAGCTTTTTGTTTTTCTAAAATAATTTCGAGGTCAATATCATACAAATTTAGAAGCAATTCAGCATTAATATTTTCTTTAAGAATACCACCCAGTTTCTCTATACGGCGGGCAATGAGAGCCAAGTAAATTTTATATTGGTCTTTACCTCCTTCTTTTTGTGCCTCAAATGTATCTTTTACCGTGGCAAGGCCGATTGTAAAATTCTTGTGTTTCCTTCCGTTAAAATCCAAACCGATAACAAGTTCACCAGAAATACTTGTCTTAATATCATCCATTTTTTTTTCCATTTGTCCCCTTCCCTCCTTGTTTCTTAGATTACCAAAGACTATTATTCTTCAACTCTTCCTTCTGCACCGACTGAAATAGTTTGAACGGTTTCATTTTCCCCGTCAATCTTTTTATCGCCAATTTTCAGAACATATACACCCGTATAAGTAATACGTTCGCCGCCTTCGAATTCAATACTTAACCTGCCATTTGATAAATTTGAAAAATCTCTTGGCGTAGTGTCTTCTGGTACGACATAGTCAAAATCAAATGCATATCTGGGAGTAACCGACATATGGCCGGTTTTACCCATGAGATTAACTTGTTTGTTAAGCTCAAACTCCTTTTCAGTAACAGTTTTTATGTCATCGATAACCGATCCGTTTACATCTAATGTAACCTTAGATACATATTTCACGAATTTACCTCCTATTTTATTAGTTTACACTTCCCCTTTTACGAGAATATTAGTATCGTTTGAAATCGCGCAGTTTACAATATCAGGTCAATCCTGCCTGCGAATACATGTAATCCATTAACGACATCAGATGGCACCTTTGCATTTAATCTGTTGGGATCTTGTAAATCTGCCTCGACAATCAGCTCATCGGCATTATCATCGACATTTTCAACGATTTCCAAGGCTTCTAATTTTTTAAGAACATCATAAAGCTCTGACCTTACCATATTGGCCGTCCTGGTAGACAATTTTGATCGTGGAAACCGCAAAGATATTCTTTCGACACAAACTAACCTGACATAGTCGAGTGTTCTTATTGACGTAATGTCTAACAAACTTATATCATCGATACCCTGTGCATCCTTCACATACGTACTGATTGCCCGTACTATTTGTACCTTTTCTCCTGGACCAACCATAACCGGAGAAACACCATTGTTCAAAAGCGTTTCCTGCTCAGTACGAGTAAAACGATTTGCTATAGTCGGAGCATGAAGCCCTTTGAGTTCCAATGTATTTAATGGCATCGCGGGATCTTCTTCAAAAGCCATAACAGAAGCAAAAGCAGCAGCAATTTCGTAAGGCATACTACGTGTACTTCTAAGAAAAGCTCCCACTATACGTGCATGATTTACACCATTTCCCAGTGTAGTTGCAGCAGCCAATGTACCCGACATACCGAAAACAGAAGTACAGGGTCTTTGTTCCATCGGTCCAGAAACTAGATCAAGGTGATCACGAACTTTAACAAGATCGGCCTGGATGGCATAAGGAGTGATGAGGATATTGTAGTCCTCTGGCTGTACAGGTGTAAGGGCAGTATCAACATCAGGATTCGTTGCACCGGAAGTCATAGCTGTTTCTGCAACTGCAAGTCCGTCAGAAGAAAGTATAGTTTCAATACCGATATCATTTCCGATGGTACCTGCATTTTTTGCTACAAAATCAAGTTTCCCTGTAAGCGCATCAACGTCAAAAACTACAGGTAGATAATTGAAAGTTTCCATCTTCGCTTGCAAAGTTAAAGCTACTTCATGGGCAGTGTCACCCACTACAATATCTGCCTCACATAATACATTGCCTATATAAAGCTTTAAACTCCCGGCAGTTGTAGCGGTACCAGTAATAGTAATATCCCCGGCGGCCTTAGTCGACCCACTGTCAGCCAAAGCGCAAATAGAAAGCTGTAAGTATTTATTCGCTTTCAAAGCAGCTTTAGCCATAATATGAACCATACTCCCATAACCAAACTGTTCGGCGGCTTCGGCTTCGCTGAAAATGCGGGTAGGAGTGGCAGCAGCAACCGAAGGCTCTGGCCATGCGGTGAATCTCCACTCATCGAGGAGACCATGCCCGGTAGTAGCACCGAAAGTGACAGTTACTCCAAGAGAAAGTGCTTGTGCACTACCTGTAACGGCTGCGGGAGACGACCATGTAGCACCATTATCAGTTGAAAATTCCATATCATCTGGAGTGCCCGTGGCTTGTATCCTGACAATAAAATTTGTAGCAACGAGTCCGGTATACGTTCCCTGAGAAGTCATATCATTTAAGGTACCACCCTTAAATCTTGCTGTTTCGATATACAATGCCAGCCGCTGGCCTACAATTAAGACCTTCTGTGGATTTTGAGAAAGGGTATTCACGGCAAGCTTGGTATTGAATTCCATGTACTTGCCAGGTTTCCGAATAGAAGAGGGTATTTCTGCAAATGAAATATTTTCTGAACCCATTATAAAGATCCTCCGTTTTTATTTGTTTTTATTTGTTCCTTTGGCCTGACTTGGTTTAGCCGGGGAAGTATTTTTCCAGTATTTTTTTTCTTCTCTAACACTTTTTCCGTTTTCTTTGCTTTTGTTTTGACTTCTTCTTTTTCTTCCATCTTTATAAGAGAACCATCGGCAATTAAACGGCGATAGAAAGGGCTGTTAGGCACATCAGATGCTACTGAATCAGATATATATACCCTCGGTTTGTTTTCTTTAGGACATTTCGTATCTTGTTTTGCTATTACTTTCATGAGTTCCCCTTTCCTATGCGTCTAGGTTATCGACTAAATCTTCCGCGTGTTCTTCTACGACACGATAATCCTCGCCGATGGTAAAAATATCATCCCTCAGTGTCAATTGTGTAGCAGAATCGACACTTACCACAGTTGAATATGTAGCATCAGTCGTATTTTCTACATGCATTCCAGCGGTCACATATGTCGTAAAATCTTTTCCAGAATCGATTAGTTTATCCGTAGCCGCACTCGTAGTTGTACCGGTTTCGACATCTCCAGCGGTAGCAGGATCTTGTATATAGTATTTAAGATTTACCTTGACCAAATCCTCAAGCGTCTCTTCATCGAGTGTGATTATTTCTCTTACACTGTATTCGATTTCTGCATGGTGGCAAAGATGATCACCAAAAACCTGAGCATTAATCGTTTTTACTTGCGGGATTGCTAACCCCTGTGTATCGGCAATCGGATTATTTATCAGTTTTGCTATTATCAGTTCGACAACGGCATTAAATAATTTTTCACTGGCACTCGAATCTTGTAAACCGTAATACCCCTTTATTACAAAATGATGCAGGATTTTAAATTTGTTCGATGTTACTCTTTCGACATCCGCACCAGTCCGAGTGATTTCCCAACCGATTATTTTATTCGAAGTAGCATCTTTAAACAGCAGTAAAAACTCTTCTGGCCTCATCGTAAAACGTTCATAATCATGAACTTTTCCGACACCGGTTATTGCTTCAAGAAGATTTTTTATACCTGTTCTTATTAATGTTTCGCTCATGGTCTTCCACCCACATCACTTGAAACACCGGCTATACTAGTCAATTCGCCCATTTCTTTAGAAATGTTGAAACCGGCTTCGTCAAATATTTTAAAAATCTTACTCTCATTATCGGTGTAAGCTTCTTTAAACATAAACTTTCCTGGGAAACCGAATTTCCCTATGTTTCGCCTCACAGCCCATTCGATATCCATGGCCTCAGCCATGTCTACACCAGCAAATTTAAAGACTATCCAATCGAGGAGAGAACCTACAGGCGGCATTTTCTTTCCGGCACGTCTGCCAAGTTCTATAACATCACCGTATTTAGAGGTATGGGAAACGATCCCCTTCACGAGAGCCTTACCTTTGAAAATTGGTTTTCCGTATATCCTCTGCTTTAAACCGGAACCTCTATTACCGCGGTATCCAACAGGCGTTCGTTCTTTGACTTCCATCGAAAGAAAGCTTGTTACTTTGTACATTGCATCGGTGAGGGCTTTCATAACAACATCCTGTGAGCGCCTATGAAATATCCCCCCTTTTTCTGTGATATCTAGCTTAATGTACATTCCAAAATCCTAAGCGGGCGCTCTAACCAGACTGAGCTACACCCAGTTAAAAACTGCATGAGAAGATTTGAACTCCCGACCCCCCGCTTCATTTTTGTTGTTCTCTCCAAAAAACTTCTGATATTTCACTTTTGTATAACATACTTCTTACAGAAACATTCAGTTCCTGTTTAACTATTTGCCTGCCACCCTCTTCACGATCAACGATAACTAGAACATGTTTTACTTCCAAGCCACATTCACGAGCACGATTTATGGCCTTTATTGTTGAGCCCCCGGTTGTAAGGACATCTTCTACAATAATTACGGGCATTTGATCGTAAAAGTTCCCCTCAATCCATTTATTTGTACCATGCTTCTTTGGTTCTTTTCTGACAACGAGGCTATGAATCAATCTACTGTTTTTAAGGAAAAAATCACTTATAGTAATAGCAATAGGATCAGCACCCAAGGTTAAGCCTCCAACCCCCTTGAAATCAAGCGCCCTTAGCATTAAAAAAGCTATTTCCCCTATAATTAAGCGTCCCTCTGGGCAAAGAGTAATTGGTTTACAATCGATATAATAAGGACTTTTTTCCCCAGAAGCCAATGTAAATAAGGGCTTTTCGCTATACTTAAAACTTCTCTTTAAAATAAGTTGTGTTAACAGTCTTTTAAGATTTTTGATACCCATATTATTTCTCCGAAGCCATGAGTCTTGCGAGAAGACATGCAAGGTGCTCAAACTTACACACCTTAGCCCGCAAGACTTCTTCCGGCATAATCAGTTTCTGAAAATACTTACGCTGCCCATTTATCCATATACGGCACCTGCGTACACGTACAATTAATAACTTCTCCTATTGGTGCCGCCGGATCATGGGGAAACATCATCTCAACAGAACCAATTATGAAATACTCCTCTACCAGCTGTACTTGATTGTGAGCCGCGACATGCGTTGATCTTGGCTTCTTCGGATGACCGTCATGCCGCCATTGTTTTTTTAAACCGTCAACATGAGCTGCTGCCGTTTTCATCTGTTCATGTGAAGCTTTGTCAAAAACCCTACTTAATTCAGTATTTGTTATAACGTTAGCTCTATCATGAATACTTTTAAAAATGGAAGGAGAAGTTAAATTCTTTCCTATTGCCGTAGCTACTTCATGTGGTGTTTTGCCACCGAGCACCCCTAATGTTAACTCGCTCCGGATTTTATCCCACGCCGCATTTTTTACGCCGTCCAATTTATGAAAAGTAAAATCTTTCATAACGTTAAGAATTTCTACAGGAATTCCGAAACTACCGATTACAAGTTCACCCGATGCGACAAGAGGAGCGTTGACCAAATTAATACCGCTCGCCCAAGTTTTATCGATGGTATCGCCCAAACCTGCATTAGCTGTAATCCCCCAATTATCGATGTGTTCTTTTATCGCCGCCTCTACATCCGGAAGAAAATGAGCATCCCAAGAGCCGACACCAGCAGCAGCAATTTCAGACTGCACTTGTTTCTGCATTTCTTTTAAAGTAGTTCTTATTGCCTCTGTGCCAGAAAGCAGCCCGGCATCTTTTTCACTTAAAACACGTTTGATCTCGGAAGTTACTGTAATTTTTGCCATATTCTCATACCCGCTTAAGCCCGTTTCGGCATATAATACGGGGAGATGTGTTGACATTAGCGTAAAACACATAACCCCTACCATCGCCAATAGTGTAGAAAAACGCTTCATGAAAATCCTCCTTTTAGAAAAAATGTTAACGATAACGCTGGGAATGCGTCATGTGATCCCCACCCCAAGTGGGCGACCTATCCCAATCAAATGTTAAGCTGGCAGGTTTTACTCCGCCACTTTTCCCCACAAATTCCTCATACGTTTTTTTAAATTCTCTCGCTCGTTTTGCAAAAATTCCACCTTTGCTCTGATAGTCTACGGAATCAGCTGCAATAGTCGGTGTCT